AGGCCGGCGATGCAGGGAGGGGGGCCTTTTCGCGAGACCCCTCCCCCCGTCAATGAAATTTTTTATCAATCGACTTTGGAATTTTGTTCCGAAGATTGAGTGACAATGGAATACATACCGGTTATGTTATGCTCCACGATTTCGTTGATTGCATCCTCGATAGCTAGCTCCTGATCTGACAAAGAAAGTTCATCAGACGAACGAGTGACACGTGCTAGGTAGGGCAACGTGTAATAGCCGGCGGCTTCATCCCACCTGCGCCACTCATCGAACTCAATGAAAGGATTGTGAGGATTGTCAGTAGTTGTGATCATTACTTCTACATCATTAGCCACTGTCATTCACCATCCTTCTTCAATGAGTTGTTAAGTGTGGACACAGAGATACCTAGGGCGTCAGCTACTTCAGCAGCGGTGTAGTTAGCATTGAGCATGGCTTCTGCTCTAGCCTTCTTCACAGGACTCATAGCTACTTGTACACGTGGTGTGGCCAAGGCTTTGATGTCTTCATCACGCATGTTGTCCAGTATGTCCTTCAACCTACTAGGACTAACAGCACCTGCTTGGATAGCATCCCATTCCATAGGGGTAACTTCGATACGCTTCTTCTTAGCACCCACCCTGTTACGGGCTTCCTCAAGAGCCAATGTCTTAAGCTTCTTGAGTTCCTTCTTGTCCATGTCAGGCTCTGCTTGTGTTGTCGCTTTGATGCGGACGTTGGCAAAGACCTGGGCTTGTCTTTCAAGGGGGGCGTTTCGGAGGGCGGTCTCTAGTTTGTCATTGAGGGAGGCCACTTCTTTTGCATAGGCCTTCTTAGCAGAGTTCGACCAAGGAGAGGGGGGGGTATAATATTCCTCTTTCCTAGCCGTATTAGCAAGCGCCTTAAGACGGTTGGCATGTTCTGCATAGACACGCTCCATCTCAGTCATGCTAATAGGACGATCCTTAGGAATCAGATCCCTTGCATCATCCACCTCTGCCATCTTAGTGGACTCTTCTTTACGAGGAATCCATACACCCTTAGCATTAGTGTACCCTTCACCCGTCTTGGTATAGACTTTCTTACCAGTCTCAGGATCAATGGGTCCACCATCTTTAGCCTTACGAAGTGTGCGCTTCTCAACATGTTGGGAAGAAGTAGATCTTGAGATGAGTGTTGACGCACCACCATCTGCGCGGCCCTGGTACTTGACCTTGAGTGCAGCGATTTGATTATCTTTCGCCGACTGCTTGTAGTTCAAGTGGTGCTTCTGCGCATCAATCACGACCATCGAGTGTTTAACTGCACGAGCAAGCTCATGATCAGAGGCACCCAGAATAGTCATGTCCGTGATGAGGTTTGAGATGTCACCCATCAAACGACCGGTTAGGCCGTTAGGGTTCTTAGCATGCTTGATACCAATAGCATCATCCGGCATGGAGTACTTTGCCTTGGCATCGAACCCTTCAAGAGCTTTCAGAGGCGGCTTGGTCTTGATTGCCCGGTCATTGTTCGGAATAACGAGGACGGTATCCCCATCAAAGTCTGCACCAGACAGACGTTCCGCAACCCTAGAGTTGATGACCACCGCATCTTTGGCGCCACGAACAGCATCAATGAACTTGTTAGCTCGGCTGTTGTTTACAGTGAGCTCAGGAATCTCAAACGTTCCACCATGAGGGTACCGAACCAGTACAACCTTTTCTCCATTTCTGAAGTTGGGTGCATAGATTTCGTTGTCCTTCATGGAGTTACTCGGAAGAATAACCTGAGTCCTCTGACGAGGCATAGCAGCAGCTTTCAAGTGCACCGCTGAAGAGTCTGCATTATCCGCGAAGGATTGCAGGAGTTTCTTCTTAATGGTCGGGTTAGTCAGAGACATGATCTCATCGTAATCATCGAGCATTGCTTTGTGCTTCAAGTCAAGCTGACGCTGGGCGAGACCTACAGATTGTTTTGAGACCATCTGTGAGGCGAGGTTCTTACCCCATTTATCCCAGCTACCTTCCTCATTGACGATATTCATCGCCGAGGCAAGCTGCTTCTTTCCATCAGAGTCGAGAAGGAAGTTACCTTCGCCATCCTTCTTGAACTGTTGGCGGACAATAGCACCGAACGGGTTGGAGTCATCCACCTGTCCTGTTTTCTTGTCCTCCTTGAGAGGCTTCATGGCGTCAAGCTTATTTCCGGTATTCGACTTGTTCGTGTTGAACATGAGGTCGACGCCTTTGGGGAGGTTGTCATCGTAGACAGCCATACCTTTAAGGTAGTGGGTGCCTTCTTTACCTTCACCTACAGCAATACGAACCTGTGCGTATTTAGAATTACCGAGAGATATGTCATCAACACCTCGACGAACATGAATAACACCATCCATAGTGGCGCCACCATCTTCAGCATATCGAACACCAACCCTTTTGAGGTCGACGGCCAATGGCTTTTGGATAGTCGCGAACGAGTTACCGTCGGTATCCGTGAAGTCTTTGATCTGGTGGATCTTGTCCAGCTCCTGGTACACCGCTTTGTATTCGATGTCCGGTCTAGCTAGGACTTTCATATTCGTCTTCTTGCCAGTAGTAGCCTGATCAATCTGGAAGTTGTACAGATTGTAGTCTTCCTCACGCAGCATTGCTACTGCTTGATTGAACTTATCAGGGCTTACACCAGGAATGAAGTAGTGGGCACCCGTGCCGACGTCAACCATTCCCTTTGCATCGACTTGCTCGCGAAGCATATCTGCGGTGACTTTAAGTTTCGCATTCTTCTCTTCAGCACCCTCAGCGAGGAGAGCACGGACGGAAGATTCGTTGATACCCATTTCAAGTCCAATTGCCACGTTAGACATGTCTTGTGATTTGAGTTCACGAGCTTGTTCGATTTGATCTTGCTTTTGCTGGTGCTTGATAAGCGCCAGGTTGGCCTGAAGCTGGACACGAGTAATATCGAGACCCTTAGCGATCTCGGAATCGGTCATGCCAGACTTACGAAGATCATCTACATATTGCTGGAACTCACGGTTACGCTGTCCAGGGTTTTCACCACTACCCCAAGGGAATCGGCCCGACTTGCGAAGAGTACCGTAGTGGAAGAGTTCATCTGTTTGTGTTGTCATGCTGCGGCCTCCTCCCTCATTTCCTCAATGCGTCGATCGAACGTGACAATGGTGCTCATGATCTGAGCGATGTCCATAACGTCAGGTTCATGAATCAGTACTTCATCATTGATGTAGAGACGAAGCTCCGTTTTGATCTCACCAGGCTTAATGTCATATTCCAGACATGTCAAAGCAGCATAGACTTCCAGCTGTCGCATAGAAGCCTTGGTGATACCAGTCTTGAGATCATGGATCCGCAAGAAGTTATCACGAAAGCAAATGGCATCAGCAGTGCCGAAGCAATTGCGTGAATATGCCAGAACCTGTTCGGGAGTCATGCGGTAAGCAATCGCATCATTGACATACATGTTGAGAGTCTTGGGACTGTCCGGAAGACGTTGACCGAATTCGATCAGAGTAGCCGCAAGATCATGAAGTTTAGTACCCTGTTGCTTTGCCAGCTGCCGAGCAAACCAAACCTCAAGTTTGTCGAGATCGTAGTTAGTCCAGCTGTAGGTACTAGCGCTTAGGAGCGCGTGATGCCCTTGGAGCTCCAAGTGCTGATTGAAGTTCATTTAGTACTGCCTCTTTATTCTCAGGATCGATAAAGGACGCATAGGACCAGTCATTGAATTTGTCGACGTAGTAGTCTTGATTGACTTGCTTCGCCGCCGTGCTGTGACGCTTCCATTCGAGCATCGCATAACGGGACCTATAAAGGATGAGCGTATCAGGGATCCCCTGAATATAGTTCGCGTCGTTGTGTAGGATCTCGCAACCAGGGAGAAGGTCACGAATATCTTGAAGGGTATCGCTCTTGAAATTGCTTTCGAGCTTCGGCTTCTTTTTGCTTGGTGGCATACGACCTCAAAAAATAAAAGGATAGTGAATCGAGCGTGCTCCAATAGCTAGCGACATTCTATTCCTATCATCATAACCCATGTTTTTAATGCGTGGGCAATGTCCAAGTATCTGGGTCTGCCCACTTACCCACTTTTTTGGGACAAAACCCAAACTTTCTATAATACCCCTTTTTTTTCCCAGAAAAGTTTATAAGAGAAAAAGTGGGTTTTTGGCCATACTTGGTCACAAACGCTATTTGTGGGCACGAAAACACCCCAAAAAGGCCTGTTTTTGACCGTTTCAGGGTGTTTTCGCCACAAATCTCTGCCCACTTTTGATTTCACTTTTGGCCATTTTGCCCACTTTTTTTGGCCACATCATCCGAAACTTGGGCACAAACGCCCACAACTTTTTTCAATAAGTGGGCAGACTGGCCATAAGTGGCCACGGATTACTGGTCGAGGTACTTCAACTGTACCGTGTTTTGCCACCAGAACGTGGGACCACCACCGTCAAGGAAGGCATGTCTTTGAATATTCCGACGCCAGTACGGCCGCAACCAGATGTACCCACGGTCTACCGTATGTACAGGGCGCCAAGCCCAAGTGCGATACCAGTTGCTGACCGGACTTCCAAACCTCGGTTCAAAGGCTAACGGATCTACCCGCCACTGCTTGGACTTATCCTGCTTCCCCCGCGACTGGACGAATATGTAGAAAGCTGTGACGAGCGCCCAGCTGATTACACACCCGGTTCCCCCAGCGATTAGTGTTGACAGTACTACCGGATCCATTAAACGTCTTCCTTCTTAGGGAGGTCTACCCGAAGAGCCTCAGCTTGCTCCCGGTACTTGTTTGCTATTTGACGCAGCACGGCATAATCCAGGCTGTCGTCATTGGTTAGTATGACATGCGCGAGCAGGTTGTCAGACACTCGTTCGAGAGGTTGGTAGATATAACGAAGACGTCTGTACTCCCGAAGGTGCTCTTCAGGAACATGGCCCTTAGTCTGATACATCGTCTACCACTCTGAAGAGCCGTCCCGCTGGACCGTAACTTTCGATCAACCAGCGGTTCTCCATCTGTTGCAGCTTTCGCAACAACAGCTTCTCAGGTATGGGAGGACACAACCAGATCTTCAGGGTTTCGAAGTGTACAACATTGTCGGGACGGTAACTCTGCAGTCGACGCATGATGGCAAGCAGATCCTGATTCGGAATATGCTTCAGCTGCAGTTTGGTAGGACTGGACTTACCCATCGGCTTCCTTCTCGAACTCGTAGCAGTTACAGATGTAGCACGCTGGGCCGTGAACACCCTCTGTATGACCGCACCACTTACAAATAGGACTATCCATTAACGATCACCAGCTCGTCTCCTCCAACAGGCCATTCACAACCTTGACTATGCCAGTCGAGCATAGTCTCTATCGTCTCATCTGGTGGAGGCAGTACTGGAGGCCATTCACCACGACCGTTACGGGTCTCATGCAAATACCGCTCCATTTCAGCGCGATCCATCAGTCGTGAAACCCTCCTAGCTCGATATTGTCTGGAGTTTCGAGTTCCGGTTCGGCCTTATGATTGCCTGTTTTGGTTATGCAGGTGCGGTATGAGTCCCAATGCCGCCAAATCTTATCGAACTGGTTTTGGTGAATCGTCTCACCGCAGTGCCTACAGCGCATCGGCACTCCCGTACAGATTTTCCATGATCGCCATCTGATAGCGAGCCTCAATCGAATGCAGGTGATCCCAGTTGAGCCAGTACCACTCACTATCCTGACCGAGACGGATGGGCCTTGCACGACGACCGACCAGCATTTCATGGTTACGAGCTACTACCATGTCGCGAGGATCGATCCCATGCAACGAACGGTACTTGGCAGCATCCTTCTTGTAGCCGAAGAAGACGTAGACGTCCTTAATCTCCCAGCCCTTCTGCTCAAGCTTGCGGACTTCGAAGTGGGCCTCGATGAAGCGCCACATCGTCTTCCACTCATCCAGCGTATTGATGTTTCGCTTGAGTAGGTCTACCAGCACGTCCTGCTGCCACTGGTCGATCAATAATTTGTCGGGAACTACGGGTGGTTCCTGCATCCCTACGATAGGGATTAGTGCGGTTTTCATTTCTTCTCCGTAAATACTGGACACCAATTACGGTGTACTCCGAAATAACCGCCGCACTTTGGACAACGGTTCATACTTCTCGAATCCTTGCTACGAGCTCGACAGTGTTGGGTTTAACGACCCAGTGAATCCCAACAATATTGAAACTATCGCCATTGAGTTCGACATACTCGCCAACCCGTACAGGATGTGGCATATCTACAACCATCGAAGGACCGAAGCTTCTGACATGCTCAAATCGTGTGATGATCATTTCTTCTCCATCACGTTAACGCCCAGATTCTGATAGCCCCTAATCATGCTCTCAGTCTCTTTTACTCGCTTCTCGCAAGGAAACGTAGTCGGCTTCCAGATCTCTTCCGGATACCGGACGATCTTAATGTTGTGGATGTCCAGAGCCATCTTCGAGATGATGAGTTCTGGTTGGGTCGCCAGGACGACATAGCGAGGATTGATTGCGTTCGTCTGACTGTACTTCTTGGAGTGACTTGCATTGCCGAAAATAATGTGCAGGGTATCGCTGATCATGTGTTCCACCTAACCTTTGACAGGTCGACATCAAGAGGTCCGGGTAATCCATAAACGTCCAGAGCTGATTTGCTCCACTCACCGCCCGGCCTCTTGATCCAGTGGGTAATGACATTTCCTTCTACGTGCTTACAGCGCTTGTTGCCATGGCTATCTGTATGTGAGACTACCCAGGCTTCATTCATAAATCAGCCTCCAGTTCGGCTAGTGTCTTAGGGCGAATACGTACCTCAGTCTCAGCCCGGTACGTAATGAGTATTGGGCCTGGACCCTCTTCAGTTGTGAATTTGGTCGGCAACTGCTCGATTACGAACAGATCCTTGTAGGTTTCGAAGTTCTCCCTCGAACCAAAGACGGCCAGGATTTGTTCATCCATACTGTCTGCGAGCTTTTTGGCATCAGCCGTGATGAGGCTATGAAAATCTGGCTCAGTCATTTGACCAACGCTTTTTTGTCATTGGCAAGTGCATCTGCAGTAGCGAAGATGAGGATCATGAGGATTGTAAATCCTGCACGCCAAAGATTGTTGAAATCCCAGGTCATCATGAATGCGAACATGGTGATCACGAACATAAACACCCAGAAGTACTTGACTACTGTGTAGAAATTGGGACGACGCATTACTTCTCCTCTGGGAATGCCCACGAAACGAGCATCGATCTTGTGACTGAAACAATCCGACCACTCTTGGATTCCAAGTGGTATCGAATGCCAGTGCCATTACTGTTTGCCGGCTTGACTTCGCGTCCGTCCAGCACTTGCTTGATCCGACCGCCACGAGTGATCTCATAGAGCGGATAGTTCGGGATGACCCGCCACTCGCCTCTCATGCGCTTACCAACTCTGGGAAGGTCCTGGACAATATGACCGACATCTTGACGTCGCTGTAATCGCCGTACTCGTTGTACAGCCGGAAGTACTTCTCGCCACGCTTTTCGTACTGCATCTTTCGAGCCTTACGGGTCTTGATGTAACGGACGTAACCTTCGGGATGTGCTTGGTAGTTCAGGAAGCCAGGGATAGCCTTCCACCGACCTCTTTCAGCATAGCGACGAGCCGGCTTGCGTTCGGGATCTTCTTCAGCAGGCTTCAATTCCGGCCATGCGCTGTAGATCAGGCTCCAGAAGTTACGCTGCGTAGAGGTTCCGTCAGGCCTACGAAGACTGTAGTACCAGGCACCAGTCTTCTTGTTCTGAGATTCTTTTAGTACATAAAACGTTTCCCGGTTACGCACATCACCATCAGAGGTGACTTGGTAGTTAGGGAATTCTGGAAGGGTTCTCCATTCCGACATGTTTCTGAGACCTTACTTGAGAAATGTAAATTTACCGGGTTCGCCATTAGGTAAGTGAACGGATGGCTGAGGAGGACCCATCCGATACTGTGGCTTGAGATCATCCTTATGTTCGGAGACGTATTTGATAGCCTGAGCTACCTCGACCATGTCTACGGCGCCTTCAGGATAATGCCGCTTTAGTCGAGCCATGTTGAGGATATACATCCCGGCTCTCGGAGAAAGTTTGACGCGTTCACACATGACCCTTACCATGGCCATGGATTCTCCTACTGTGTATAGGGCTTGTGTCATTGTTATTCCTTTTCTTAAATACCGAACACTTGGTTCAAGAGATCGTCAACAGAAATGATTAGCTGTTCGCCTTTGTCATTGCGCATTTTTACATACTTACCAGAACTGGAAGGCTCATAGTCCAAGATATGTTTGTTGTGCCGATTGCGAACTTGACCACCCGAATTAACCTCGTAGTCATCAAAGTTTGTGATTGGATACCAGTCGCTAAAAAACTCTGTCGGGTATAGCGAGTTGACATCGTAGATCTTGACGCCATTTGGAAACAATATGTCCGCGATACCCTCATGTGAAGGATGTGGGCGCACTATAGCCTCTGCCGGCAGTCCAGCAATGATTCGATCGATGAACTCGATCTCCTGCTCCGGTGTAGGGTCGGGCGCATCGAGATCTACAACTCGTGACTGGTTTGATCGAAGACCCTGGGTAGACGACAAGAAGAATTCCACGTCGACTTCCAGAACTTCCCGAAGCATGAAACCATTCGCATCATACATGGGGAGTTGTATTACTCGTTTTTCATTTGCCATTATTCAGAAACTCCTTTTCATTAAACGACTTCTTAGCCGCAAGGGACCTCATGATCGCATTATCGATCACTGAATTTGACCTGAACTTGTAGTAGTACAGATCGATGAACGGGGTGTTAGCGCGATCAATGCGACCCAACACCTGATCGTTCACTTTGTAGCTGTAGTTCAAACTGAACAGAACCATCGCATCTGTAGAGACACAGTTCCAAGCTTCTGCTCCCGCTGTGTACTGCACGAAATATAGCCAGCGGTCTTCTGTTGGCACTTCCTGATGCTTGTGTCCATTCCACTCATGGTAGAGAATGTCGTTCTTTTCGGCGTGCTCCCTTAGGAGGTGTAGTTCATAGTCGAAATTATAGAAGACAATGAGTTTGGGGTGTTTCGTATGTAGTCTCGCGAGAGCTGATATTCGAGACGGGTGCGTGTTGACGAGCTTTCGCATAACTCGGAATAGTTCGGCAATGTCTCGAATAGGGCGGTCTTCATAGATATTCCAGCGGCCTTTCCAGACCTTCTCGAAGAGATCCTTATTGTTCTCGACCATAACGTTTTGTATATGTCGAGTGGTGTGACGGCGCATGGGCATGTCGATAAGGATGGATCGACGGAAGCGTTCAAGCTTACCCTCGTCAGTGTATCGATCAATAGCGGGGAACTTGACGAACCTTTTGAAGACCACATGCTCCCGTACGAACTCAGTTCGGTTCTTAAAGAAGCCATTAGCAATGAATACAGGAGCGTAGTCCATCCAGTTGTCACCTGGCGTGGCGGAGAGCATGATCCACTCATTAGCTTTTGCAATCTTAATGAAAGCTTTGACCCAGGCTCCGGCACCGACCAAGCGTTGTTCGTCGAAAATGAAGAAGGCATCTTTTACATCCTGATACTTCTCGATGTTGTTGAACGAATCCACCGTGAGTTGAATCCCATAGACTGACGTTTCGCGGTTCGTAGATATGCCGAAACCTGCGAATTCCTTCTCCCAGTCAAGAGAGTTTCGCTTCCTGGCGGTAGTGATGACGTACACGTCTTTAGGATTCGACATGCCTCCAAGACCGCCGAAAGAGTTGATGCGAAGGTCTCCATCACACACCTTATTATAGAAGTAAGCTGCCGCAGTAATTGATTTACCTGTTCCAACGCCGCCGTTAAGGATGCACCCATTCTTCATCTTCTCCAATGCTTTTAGTTGGTGCTCCCATAGCTCCACTCCCGCCATGCTCGTTCACCTCTTCGTGTATATGTGTTGGTACACACTGCCATCCAGTACATTTGTAGACAGCGCTACCCATATACAATCCAGGATCCTGGTAGAACATATGGGGTTTGTGTGGTACTTTTTGGCCACAGCACCGGATCTTATGAAACCGATGCAGTTGATCTGTTTGCGCCATTAGGACGCCTTCTTCTTGTAGATCACGGTCCGTGCCCTGGCTTCGATTTTGGGTAAACCCACCGTTTGCCAATTGAAGTCACGTCGAAGTAGAGTGTGACTATACAGACATCCCGGAACGTCACAGGTCCAGTGCATCAAAAATACATCGGATGACTTTTCACGGAAGATCAACTTATGGCGATGATTCTTTCGAAGCCAATCAGTTCTCTCCATGTAACCTTTGCATGTTCGCTTCCGGTGCCAGAGAAATCCCTCACGCCATTCATGCGCTTTATGTGGACGAAGGTTACTGCACTCAATGGTAATGAATTCCATCGGACTCTTCTTTCGTTATTTTGACTCGGCGATGACACAACTCGCAAGAGGTGAATATCTCGCCGGTAGATTCGTTGATGACTGTGGGTATGAGACTACCCCCACAATGTGAACACATTAGTGGTACTCGTACGTAAAGCCGCGATGCGAATCACGGTGGCCTCGGAGCACAGCATATATACTGCTGTAATCCCCATTGATATAGCTAGCACAATCTCGCACAGTCCGGAAGACCTCACCAGTCTCCACAATCCGTACCTTCTTGCCCCATTGCCGGTTGAATTCTTGGGTCTCAGAGCCTTCCAACGGACGAGCCGTGGTGACCTGGCGAACACGCTTGCGAAGATATAGGTTGCTCACCGTGTTATTGGTGGTGTCACCGTCATAGTGAACAACCTGATCTTCCAGCGGAAAATCGAAGAAACAGAACGCAACAAGCTTGTGAATGTAGAATTCACGACACTTACCTTCATGGCAAAGTGTGACCCGGAGATATCCCTTGTCGTTTGGACGGGGAGTCAACTCTCGGTTGTACTGCGTATTAATTACACGGCCGTGGTTGCTAACCGCATAATTTGGGTACTCGGCTACGACTACCCATTCTTCTTGCTCTGAGACCAACGAAACCTATACCCCTTTAAAAGTTTTGTAAGCAGCCAGTTGAGAGCAAAACCCCCGCAGATCTTACTCTCAACTGGTCAATCGATTTTAAATGTTTCCTTGCATGGTTGTTCAAAGACATTTACGGGATCATGGCAGAAGCACGCCCAGCAATGTGCGCATTCATTAGTTCCGATTGGTGTTAGGATCATCTCATGTGTCTCGTGAATAACCATTAGGATTACTCCTTGGGTTTGCGCTCATCACAAGGACCTACGTGGTCCTTGTGCAAGCGGCAGTTTGTATTCGCGCAATGACCCTGGAGAGTCAGGAGTTCGCGCTCCCGAATTCGAAGTACTGCGAAAAGGCCTTCCACGCGAGGACGGTGGGGCTTCTTGGTTGTCGAAGGGATGTTTACCCTAGGCTCGTGATTGTTAGACACTCTGTTTATTTCCTTTGGAGTACGATTGGGACGGGCTCACACGAGAGTGCGCCGTCGGGATGATGGAAGTCGAAGAACTCTTCGTCGACGATGATTGCGAATAACGACTGGCGCCTTCCGCACCTGGGGCACTTCACTATGCGCCTCTTTCAAATGGTTCCAGGATTCAGCAGTCATAGCCCAACCACTAGGGTGGACTTCAGGATCACGCACATGGTACTTGAGCACATAACTGCATTTGGGACATGTTGGAGTAAAACTGGGTTTGAGACCTGAACCCATATAAGCGCTATACCTCTTCGTATGTGTCAATCACTTGTTGACGGGTTACTTCAAAAGACCCATCCTGTCTGTGTTCAATCCAGTCACCTGGAAATGCTGGGGTAGATGTGTGGGATGTGCGATGCTCGTATACTCGAATTCGCTGTCCAAAATCATCTTGGACATGGGATGCTCGTCCACCATTCGATAGCACCCAGAAGACTAAGTCGTCTCCATTTGAGTCTTCGAATTTACGAGCATCTACAATCTCAACCTTGCGAAACGTGGGCATGATCTGTCAGCCACTGTTCCTTGGAAATAGCGGTGTAGATCTTCTGGACACCATGTTTATCATCATCCACACAGGTGTAGGTCTTACCCCCATCGGTCGAGAAACACCGGCCGTCCCGCTTGCTCTGCCACAAACCACCCGGTCGACCTGCGACATCCTCACCATGATGGAACCACTCATCCGGATCGTCTGTGAGCTCAGTCAACGGGCGGTAGCGAAGTAGCTCTTCGAGAACCGAAGTAGTTGCCCAAGCGGATCCACCGGAATGTCCGGCACTTGCAAACTCCTTGATCACTCGGACGTACCACTCGATGACTTCCGGTTCTTCACCAATCAGATTGAGTTCACGACGAGCATGTTTGACAAGATTGGAATCCTCACCAGCGCCCCGTGTGAATTTGACGCCGTTGTGTTCGAAGGTTTCACCGACTTGGAGCTGTGACACACCGTTCCGCAGCTTCCTCGAAGCAAGTTCGTCTTTCGTCCACTTGAAGGCGTTGCGTGCGAAGATAACGAAGTATGCCGCAGCAAAAGCAAGAAAAGCCAGTTGTCCAGTAACAAGAGCATACGTCGCCCAAAGAATCTGGCAGACCAAATTGATGTACCATCCCCACCACTTCTTCTGACCGACGAAAATGAAGCCGATGAAACCGACTAGGGACATGACCCAGGTAAGAACCTGGACGTTAAAGAATGCAAATTCCATTTAGAGATCCTCTTTCGAGATTGTGATGGGCTGGTCGACGGTTGCTTTCTGCCAGATATATTCGCTGACGCAACCTTTCTCCAGTTCCTTGGTAGCGTTGTCACGAATGATCAGCTCGAAACATTCCGGCATCCACTCGTTCTTTTGGGACCATGAGACCGGACGATATCCGGCGTCAAGCATGTTCTTGTCGACAACTACACCGGTACCTGTCCAGCCACCTCCGCAGCCGGCAATGAAGAGCATGCCGAAGAGGACGGTGATGATTGTGAAGATATCGCGCTTAAGACGCTTCTTGGCCTTGGGCTTAATCATGATTCGATCAATGCTCTTTCTTGTTCAGACTTGATGATGATGTCTAGAGGCGAGGGCTTATCCTCAAGCTCTGCTAGAAGGGCCATATCAGACAGAATGCTGCCTCGGAGATAGGTCCATTGTTGGAGAGTGATGAGACATTCACCGTGAGGCACGATATGTGCTTGGAACTCGGCAGTTAGCGCAACACCCTCTTGGAGGCGGTTGAACACCTTCTTCGCTAACAACTCTCGTTTGGACTTAGGAACCGGGCTTCCAGACTTCTTAGATTTTTTCGAAGCGGCCACGGAATTTCCTATCTGGGTAAATGCGCCAACGGTCGTTCTTCAATACGATCCAGTCCTGGCGATAAGCGGATCGAATGATTTTGGTTTCATGCGGCTCTACAATTTCAGAGAACGAGAGTCGTTCAACCAGATGAATATCCATCACTGTCTGGTTGTCGATCCATGTTGCTTCACAGCCCTTGGACTTGAGCCAAGCGATCAGTGCTTCGGCGTTTGCTGCTCCACCTGTAAATTGCCGGGCATCTACAAGCTCTGGGATCTGACGGTACCTAGCCATCGGTTTCTCCTAAAAATGAGGGACGGTACTGGGGGCCATCCGAAGACAGCCCCCAGCGGTGGTTATTTAGTTGTCGAACTCACCCAGGTCGATAAGCGGTTCGTTGAATGCCGGGTCGAAACCAGCAGACAGTTCCTTCTGAACATCTCCCGAATTGACTTCGGGAATATCCGCGTACTTCTTCTCCAAGTCGTCCTGAAGCATGGTGACGTAGATGGACTTGAGGTAGGCGGTGTAACCCTGCCGGCCGTTGAAGTCGTACCACGACGGGTTGACGATGAGGTCTACCTTCGCGATATCGATGTAGTCCAACATATCGATCATGTCCTCGGGAAGAGTCGTACGAGACTTCTCTCCATGACCCTTCTCGGTGATCAAGACGATCGTCGGCGGCTTGCGCTTGTAGCTGACCTTGACCCTCAGGATTGCCTGGGGCTGATCCCCATCTTCCTTCGGCTTGAGGTACTTGACGTTCCAGCCGTCATCAGCCATCATCGGAGCGATGTTGTTGTCGATAACGAGCGTGAAGTTACGCTCACCGGCGGGGTTGTATTGCCTCTCTTCACCTGCGAAGTTTCGGAAGAGGATACGAGCGTCCTCAACCATGAGGTTTTCAAGACGCTTGCGTACTACCTGTGACATTATGTTAAGCCCTTACTGCTGGAAGATTGACGACTTCGAAGGAAACGAGTTCTTCCTTCATGAGTTCTTTGACGAGACCGGCTCGGTTGTGTAACCGAACAATGAGAATGTCTTCGCCGGCGGTCAAGATGGTTGATTCATCGAGAGTTTCGACTGAACCGATGATCTGATCCTGTTGAAATAACGGAACCTCAGCCATTGAGATCCTTCTTGTGCATGTGGCCCGTGAAGGAAATAGCTGCCAACATGCCGGATCCAATGAACTCAGCAATGTTTCGTCCGGGCTCCGTGTTGAAGCTGACAACCATCTTGTTGGTTTCGGGATCGAAGACGGCGTCACCAAGAACGGCAAGGCCTGCACCCTTTCGCATGATGACTGGAAGAATGACTTCGCGTGCCTGAGGAAGGTTATCCAACTCTGCCAGAAGTTCGGCAGCACCGTTCTCAACTGAGCCGGCAAGTTCGAGACGTTCCTGCTGCTCTTTGGCCGCATCCATCGCGTCATGGTAAGAACCATCCTGGTATGACTGCTCCAGGGGATCGATATCTTCGGGGTTGTTCTGGGTTCCACTCATGTGAGGCTACTCCTTGATGTTTACTGTGATTGACAGGGACTCGATATTTCCGATAGGCAGCTTCGCTACTGCATCGGAGTTGACGAGAGCGGTGAGAAGACCAGAGTTGCTGATTTCAGCGTTACCGATCTTCTCACCGTTCAACGTCAGGGCAATCCGTTCTTTCTTGAATCCCCCCACAGGGATCGGAATGCCGTTGGTGAAGGTGTACTGCTGTGGTTCCTGAGACACTTAGATCCTTATTCTGATAATCAAATGGTTCATCGATGTAACAAACATCGATGTTAATGCCTCTCAACTTGCTTAAGCTGAGATCAGCTGTTTAGTTCCAGCAGCTGCTGAATCTCCCACGGGAGAATCGGACAGAAACCATTCAACATCACCGTACTTACCAAGGGTGTCATAGGCCTCATTAACCAAAGTTTCGAAGTAGGACTTATCGACGTCCGCTTCCTTACCAAGGTTCTTGACCATTTCCGCTTCCATCCAGTAGAAGCCCTTGGTTCCGGCAACAGTGTCGAATCCGCTCTTGTCCTTCTTCTCACGAACCAGCTGTCCACCACCCTTGCCTGGGATGATGGGGGTGAACAAGCCACCCTTACCAATGTGGTGCATACGGTTCTCGTTGGAATATGGCTCCAACAAGCCGTCGTCGACCGTTGTAAAGTCGATGTGGATAGCCGTGGTAGCGTGCTTGGCAAGACACATATCCGCAAACTGAATCGGATCGCCCGTGAACATTGTCTTGTACACGAACGGAACCTTGAACTGCACGCCAGTAGCGTCCCACTTGCCGATTTCCTTCGGATCGGGAGACCAACCAACCTTACCCACGTATACGGCATCGTTGACCAGAGCCATCTTCTCGTAGGTCTTTTCGTGCTCGAAGTCGTAGCCATATTTGGCACCGAACTCCGTGACCTTCTGAATGATTTCCGGAGTTGCATCCGGAATCTTGATGGAGTCCGTCTTGATATGAGCAACCACGAAGCCCTCTTTCTGAACGTACTCTTTCAGATCGAGCATGAACAACGCGCCACGCTTGGCGACGATGTTGTCCTTGTTGCGCATATCCCGGAAGGGATTATCGAACGTTGCCGACGTGAGACCGTAGACAATGTTGATAACAATCTTCAGCGCATACGAAAGAGCTTTCGCATCTTCCTTGCTCTTGAGATATGGGGCAAGCTTCCCACCGAGGAGGGTCTTTGCCAGGTCGTAGTCCTCGCGCTTAATCGCAATACGAGCTTCAACCAGAGCCCAGAAGTTCTCGGTGTACGCGCCAAAGAGGTTAAGTTCTTTGATGCTTGTCGGGTGCATTGATACCACGTCAAGAAGCGCAACAGAAGTATACATACCAGGCTCGGCATATACGTACCCACCCTCTCCAGTGGTCTCACCCTTGTAGGTGCTCTTACCAAGATCGAACTCGTAGCCGGGGAACATCTCAGAGAGATCCGTGTAGACGAATTCCTCCTTGAAGTTCTTGGTGTCGCCAAAGACAATCTTGGCGGTGTGCTTGGCAGTCGGATCGTTGACCCGAAGACCACTGAGCTCTGCCAGAATACGACGAGCAATAAGATCCTGCCAGCGATTCCGAAGAACGTCCTTCGTGGTCATCACGTCGTTGTCACAGTATTCGCCGACACGATCCCAGAACTTCTCAGGAACCGGCTGGTCCCAATCGAATCCGAGTTCGTCGTGAGGAAGACCCAACTCGATCTGCCATTTCTTCAGACCCTGCTTCTTGGAAGCGAAGTCGTAGATATCGGCGTATGAGAGGTTGTAGGCCTCACCAAACAAACCGGTGTTGCCCTGACCGTCGATGATCTTCTTGCTGAGCTTGTACAGCTGCTCATTGTTGAATCCCAAGAAGGCGCCGTAGAGGATATGGTTGTCATACCGGCGGTTGTTGAACCCGACAAGGTTCATCTTGAGCAACTGTCCAACCTCCATCGCCGACGGATTGACCATCCGCACGACGTTAGGAGAGTTCACGTAGGACCAGGAAATGATGAAGAGGTTGGGGAAGACTTCCAAGTCAAATATGACCAGGTTGTCCTCAGGATCCGAGACCGGCTGTACCGGCTTCTGGAAGGAAGAACCATCATGTGATGGGTTCGTGACCGCTTCTCGGATTTCGTCCTTGGCCTTGAACTTCATGCCCTGAACCTTCTTGAGGCAGTACAGGGCTTGGTGCGAACTGTTATTCGCAAAGGCCATGATCTTGCCGCGCATATCTGTGACGTCATAGGAGACCTCGCCGGCTTCGTATGCATCCTTGAGGATCTTGTCGATGAAATCGATACTGGGCTTGGTGCCCGGCATGATTTCCTTCCTGAGATTCCTCTCAATCAAGTTGCGAATCCCCTGTTCGCTCTTGACGCTATCTTGGTTGATCACCTTTTTCTCCTTAATCGGCAGACCACTATTTATGGTTGCCACTGGGACATTGTTGCATTTACTCAGTCTTCGTCGTAGAGAACTGTTTCCGGTAAATACCTTGACTTCGATGCCGTCATCGTAAACACGACTGAGTTCTGTCGCGTCTCCATCGTAGATGTAATGAAGATGCACTCCTGCCCCGGACTTACTGAGTTCAGCATATGTTGCAGGCCACACGCTCGCTGCTGCAAGGTTTCGTTCAGCTGACTTATTCCCATCGGTGTCTGTAAGATCGAAGTCGATAACGATGTGATTATGCGGCGGCTTAACATAGTGCTCCTTCGTCGTATCCAGATCCTTGAGTGTGGTACTCACTACCTGAGATGGTTTGGGAGTGAACTCTTCGCCCTTACTGTCTCGCCGAGGTTCGCCTGTCCAATATAGCCTCGGATCACCCTTAGCATTGGAGTACTGTGCCGGTTGGTCCATATATAGGAGATCCAGAAGTGACTCTGTTTCATCCATGACCAGGGAGAAAGCTTTTGGCTCCTCCTTATTTACCGGCGACTTGAACTTGTCAGCATTGAAGTCCGAGAACCAGCTGCGCACACGCATCCCATCGACAATCGCTCGATCCTCGAAGTTGGCGAAGTAGTTTTTCAACTCTTCACGCAGCTTGTGTCGAGGCATTGAATATGTAAGCTCAGAATCCTTCGCGAACGTCTTCCACATCTCGAAGGCTTGTTGGAGTGTTACTCCATCCTGATCCCTAAAGACGTCATAGTAGTTCTCGATGTAGTTGAAGAAGATATCGGTCTGCAACATCATCTCAATCGGCTGGTAGCCGGAGTAGTAGTTGCGTCCCATATTCCGATACACATCGACACAGTGTTGAGCAATCGCACCGAGTTCGAAGTCAATCTGACTCATAAGCGCAGCGTATTTCCTCGGAGCCAATTTGGCACCAGAAGGATGCACGTCAATCATTCGACGAATAAGACCCGACTTCGCATCCGTTATCTTAACAGCCTTGTTGGTGGCCATCAGAAGGAACGAGTGAATCCGCATCGTGTACGTGGATTTGTACTTCTCGTTGATGTTCATGGGTTCATGGCCCACGATCGAGTTCAGCTTGGTGTTGTCCTCGATCTTCGACATATCGCCATCAGGGTCAATGGCAACGAGAGGGTTGGATCGGAATGCTTCAGTTGCAAAGGCATTGTTTCCTGTTAGCGCTTTAGCATCAAAGGTTGTCGTGTATCCCTCGAAGAGCTTCTGCACAACATCAAGAATCGTGCCTTTACCAGTACCCGGAGCACCGTAGAAGACCAGGAATTTCTGAATCTTCTTCGAGTCTCCGGATACAATGGCCCCAATCGCCCACTCAATTTTTACCCGTTCATCAGGCTCGTAGAGAGTCCCTACGATTTCGTCCCAAGCGCTAATGTCTCCGGGAGCTAGAGGATATGGAAGACGCTTACTTACGTAGTCGTCCTTCCGTACCTCAGTATTGCTGAAGGTCAGGTTCTCATCGAGATCATGTGCGTTGTCTGAGAGATTCGACAAATATGACCGAAACTTGAGCCAGCTACCGCTACTGAAGTTGTCCATGAACTTGACTTGAACAACAGCTTCGCCCTTGGCTATAAGCTTCTCTTTGTGAGCACGAAGTTCGTCATCAACCAAACGCTGCACATCAAATTCGTCTTGAGACCACAACTGCTGTTTTTCATCCCAAACCGCATAGAACGCCTTACTCCGGACCATCAGATCTTTCGATCGAGTGATCTTGAAGTCTGGATATACCTCGATTACTCCTTCTTTGGTTCGACGTTCCTTAATCTTGTAGAAATCCATTTACCCTCCCTCCCGGAGTCTAGTTAAGGGCCATGTTCGATGTAGTTCCCCTCACGGAGGTAGAACCCCATCTGTTCCCATAGTTCTGCTGTTCGTTGGTCTTTAGTAACATTGCGAAGTGGGAATAATCCCCCATCTCCATTTCGTCCGTATTTCCGATAGATGATTCTCTCGACTATATGCGCGATCTCAACACTTATGTGAGTGCTGTACCGCAAGTCGGAATACTGATCTATTCCCATGGTTCTAAGGAAATGCCAGAACCAATCGCCGGGCTCCCCCGATGATTCGAAGGACGCCCGACGGGCTAAGGCAATCAGCATTTCAAGCATTGAGCAATCCAGATCCATCCAGTTTGCGTCAACGTCTTGTATGTCATTCTCTGCGACAAATTCATCTCGCAGGCACTTACCATCTTCGGCACGATTGTCGTCATTGGAGATCTGCCATTCGAATTGAATCGAATATAGCTGCTTTGACAGCTTCCAGAACGACCTCGCGGGATTCGCGTCTCGTGTAGACCCGATGGCTTGTTTGTACAGCCATTCGAGGTACACGTCATCCAATGTGCCGGTAGTCATTGGTTACACGAACTTACGAATCGGTTTCTTGGGCTCGGCGGAGTCATCCCAAGTATCGATCCCCTGGACGTTATGGCTGTATTTGCCAGGATCGCGAAGGACTTCGTATTCGATCTCACGCTTCTCATTGCGGATATAGACCGTATCGTCGTTGCCTGACTCCTCACCGAACTTGGTAAGGTTCTCGAAGCCGACCGTCTGGTCAATGTCTTCAACAACTTCATCGCTATCCTCAATGACAAGTGTCTTATCACCAGCGTAATAAGTCAGGGTGAGCTGGGTGAACATGGATTCGTCATCCATGTATGCTTGAACGGGGATGACATACGGTGTGTTAATGCCGTTATCAGCTTCGAGATACTGATAAGGCTTCGGTTGTTCATTCACGGGATCCTCCTTCCCAGTATATCCAAGAGTCTCGTTGACCTCGCTGAGGCCTTCGACTGTTTCGGGGTTGGCTTTTGCCATTTTGTGATACGCCTTACGAAGCTGTTCGTTCGTAGGCACTACGCGCTCCATAGGAACTTCGATTTCCTCAGGATGCATTTCTACCGGAGCAACTGGAGGTTTACCCTCATCCTTACGCTCCTGATCGAACTCGGCCTCCATCTCGTTGAGACGCTTGAGATATGCATCCCGAACCGAAGCAATTTCTGCCTCAGCCTTGGCTGCATATTTCTTCTTGAGGATCAGAGCTGTTACACCCGATCCAATACAAGCACCACCAACGATAAAGACTACGGCCTTACCGGCGCTCATTTCTTTCCACGAGCGGGACGCGAGTTGAGCTGCTTCTGGAGAGCCTTGAGACCCTCATGCTCGCGAAACGCTGGATTGCGAACCGGAGCACTCTTGGGCCGCTTCTTCGGTTCGACTTTGATGGTTGCGGGGGTTGCCATGTCAGACATTCTTTTCTCCTAGTAAGGGATAGACTAACCGGTCCATCCAAATATGTAAGGCACGCTTCACATTGAAGTCGGCGGAAACCTGGCGTGTGATTGATCAGATCACCATATATACCGCGTACTACGGTATGCGCACAGTGCTTCCGCCGACTCCTATTGCGAAGATATTGCTGTAACCACATAGTGGTTGGTTAGATCTTGTCCCAAACGATGCCGTCGGTCTTGATGTCGAGCATGATGCACTCGGCAAGTTCCCGATCGGAACCGAAGACACGGGAGTTCGGGGCCTGGCAGTCGACGATACCGAAGTCGATGAACTTGGAACCTTCAGCATGTCCACGGTCGAGAACCCAACCGAGAACAGCACCTTCCGGAGTACGGTCAATGCCGAGGCCGTCCAGAACATCATTCAGCATGACGTGGCCGCGGGAGTTGAGAAGCTGGTTGGCGAAGGTCTGCTGCGCCATGACGTAGCTCAGGTTGTACTCCGGGGAGTTCTTCCAGTTGACGTTGTTCGGTTCGAAGAAGTACAGCGTCTCGTTGAGCGCGTTACCATCGATCGTGATGTTGGTCGTTTCCCGACCTTCTTCGTCGATAACACCTTCGGACTTGTAGGCACGAGCGAACTCCTCGTCCTTCTCCATGCCGAATTCCTCACGGACGGCGTCGCGGTACTTGTTGAACCGGTTCTCGACGACCTTGTAAGCGGCAACAGCAGCACCAGTGCGCTTGTACTGGATGCCGTGTGCGCCGACGATCATGGAGATGGAAATGACACCGAGGCCTACGGGGAGAGCGTACAGCTTCGACAGTTCCTTGAATGTGTGCATGTGTACGAGGGTCAGGTCACGCTTGTGGTGAACACTGGAGTACTCGGTGGACGGGTGAACTTCGGCGCCCTTGTTGACCAGGTCGATGTTCTCACGGTGCGTGTCGAGTACATCTTCGAGCTTCAGGGTTGCTTTGGATGCGAGGACGGTAGAGGTGACTACGCCAACTACGCCGGCGCCGAGGAGGATTTGGGGTGCGAACTTCTTGGTGAGCAGAACAGCGTGACCGTTCTTTACTACACCTGCCGCATGCTTTACAGAACCGAGGAATGACATCTTAGTTTTCTCCTTCAAGAGATATAGATTGTTGTTTCAGACTAGGGATGAGAATATGTCTCAAAGTTTCCCAGCATTCATGAGACGCGTGTAAACCGTATGAATTTGCTCATCCGGCATCTTACGGACTCGTGATGCCCACTTCTCTCCGGGATATGCGTTTGCAACCGCAATTCTCTTTTGAGTAATGGTCATCAGTTCTCCTTATTTCTTTGGTAGCGAAAGGCTCCCTTGGGATGAGACCCACTGGTCGGGCTGGCCATCGTTCTGTTGAACAAAGGACCAACCTGACAGGAGAAGATCAAGGCATGTGTCTTCCTTGAGTCCCGTCCGTACAGATATGAGAGCCGCTTGCCTCTTTGTTTCGACGAGCATGGATGCCTACTTAATTGAAATGGGGGCGGGGAGCTCGATGCGATATCCCTCACGAACACTGCTCACGCCAGATGCGTTGAGGTTTGTCCAACCCCACTGGTGGTCAGTGAACGTGCCGGTGATACCGACAAGCTCGTAGTAATATGACACAGAGACCGCGTTGTAGCGATCAATGTGTTCGAACAGACGATCCAGAACCATCTGAGCATCACCACGGGTTTCCACGATGACTTCCCGCACACGGTTGCTCCGGAAATTGGTTGCTTCCGACTCGGAGGCCTGGTTTCCACTGGAGAACCGGTTGTATGCGGTGTAGCTGGATCCTCGCACACGAGAAGATGAAGAGGAGCTGGTGGTCCGTCGAGCCTCACCGAGGATAAGACGTTCGATCGCTTGGGTACCGGCGTCGACTGCCATACCCTTCAGCTGAGGAAGGATGACATCCATTACGACGTGCTGTCCTACTTCTCGTGCAGAAACGCCCATGAACGTTTCTCGGATCTTGCTTCCGAGACCTGCTTTACGTTCAATGACTACGCCACTAATGACCTTTTCCGCAGGAACGTGGTCGGTTGGTACTTCTTTGTCTTCTGACACAGAAGAGACTTTGCCATAATTCATTGTCTTACCTTTTTCTTCGGACATGGTATATCGAGTTTCCTGTCTGGAATTACTTCTTGGAATTCTGCATGACCCACCAGATCCCAATGGGGATCAGCCAGAGTCCACCGGTGCAGATTGCAAGAACGGTGTGAACGACGAGCCAGAATTTGCTGATTTTGTTGCGACTTGCCATGGTTACTTACCCTCTTCTTTTTGAATTCGTTCAATGGCGATTAATCCGATCAAAGCGTCAGAGCCTTTTGTAATAAGCTCTCGTCGAAGTTCCGGGTTTTCGACGACTGCCGTGGCCAGACGATCTTTAGCCCGATCGAGTGCTTTGTTGACGAGCTTTGTACGTACCGGTTTGACATAGATCAACGTCGCAGGAAGAGTGATAGCTCCACAAACAACACCTGCTACAAATATGAGAAGGCCGAGACCCCGCATGTTACTTACCAGCTTTCTTGTTGATTGCGCGACGAAGACCCTTGGTCTTACGCTTCTTGTTCTTGAGGATGTTGCGCTCAACCTTCTTGCTGACGGAGCGGAGGAAATGATCCTTGATGGAAGGGAGCAGCAATGCCCAGACGACCCAAACTACAGCGGTCAGGACGGGAACGAAAATGGCGAATGCAACGTACTTGGTGTTCTTGCTCATGATGTGATACTCCTAAATTAAAAGGGACAGAAACTGAAAGCCCTTGTGTGGGCTTTCAGCTTTGGGTTAGTTAATTACTTCTCCGGATACTACATCGGGGTCGTCGTTATCGTCGTCCACGAGTGCATCTTTGATTGCAGTGACAGTTCCATCGAACGTCTTCATGATGCGCTGGGTTGCATGTTCAGCTACCAATCCGCTGATGGCCGCCGTCCCTGCCCAGATAGTAATCTTCTTAAGTCGATTAATATCCGCGGGGGTGGTGGCCTTAACGGCATTGGAGATGATTGCAGCAGCGCCTGAAGATACGGTGGTCTTGGTGATGAATCGCATGATGGTCGTGGTCTGGTCAAATGACAGGGCCATGATGGTGTTACCTTTCTGTGGTTTAACTTCTCACTATAAGGTGTGTAAACCTTGCGAGGGTGTTACTGGACCGAGACGGCCGTCTGCTGACGCGATGCCAGCTTGACAAGTTCCTCGTGCGAGAGGGAGTTCAAGTCGACCTGTGACGGTGCTGCTTCGGTAGTAACTTCCAGGACAGGTGCTGACGCCGGCAGCTCGATGTCAAGGGAAGGCTCAATGGTTGCGGGAGAGTGAACAACCTCCGGTCGCTTCTCCTGCTTCTGGTTGAATCCACCCTTGGCAGCCAATGCCTGCTGAGCCTTCTCGCGTGCGGAGATCTGCTTCTCGGCTTCCGTATTGGCCTTCTTGACCAGGTCATCGGGAACAACGCCATTGACGAACTCAGCAAGAGAGCCTTCGAGGGAGAACAGTTCCGTGATCAGGACCGAGTACGCGCCGGACGACGTGAAGTCTTCGAGGATCTCGGTGTTCTTACGGAACTTCTTGCCATCACTGGACTTGACACCGTAGGAGCGGAGCACCAGGTCTTCGATGACGTCGACCAACTCGGCGCCCTGAAGGCCCTTGCTGATCTTGTCGAGCTTGTCGGAGAAGCTCTCGTTCTTCTGGTCGATGGCACGGATCTGCATCAGGGTGAGTTCACCCTCGGACATGTTGAAGTAAAAGTCCGCGGTTTCCGTCTCGTTGAGGAAGTTCTTGAAGGTCAGGGTTTTCTTAATCATGATTTCTCCTTTGTTGGTTCACAAGTAGGACAGTTGCAAGCGACGAATTCGTCGCTCACGGGGTGCAGGGCTTGACCTGTACAGTTTTGGTGTTTGCCGTCTCGGCATTCAGGACATAGTGGCATGGTTCACACTCCAAACAATAGGTAGGAAAGGCCCATACCGCTTACAGCACCCATGAATATGCCACAAAGAAGTACTGTGGTGCGAGTAACTTTGTCGACTGGGTGTACGTGCGGCTTCTTAGCCATTTCCTGCATCTCAGCAAGGATGTTGTTGCGCTTTTTACGGCGATCACATGCATCTGACGAAACGCACTGCATTCCGGAATAATCTTCCAGAGGCATTACGTCATTAGCAATATCGGTGGTGTGTTCACAGAACTTGCACTTGAAGGTAACGATCTCAGACATTGGATACTCCTTAAATAAGGGACTTGTGGGACAGAAAAGGAGGACCCCAGATTTCTCTGAGGCCCTCCTAGTTGACTACTTTACTTCTTCGGTGACGGGTTCGTCATTGTTCGATTCCTCGACAATAACCGTCTGCTCTTCCACGACAACCACGTTGGTCGTTGCTTTGGGCTTGTTCAGCATCGAGTTGATTGCCATTCCGGCGGCGATGCTTCCCAATCCAAGCGAACGACGAACGATGGTGTCCTGGTTGGCGACGATTGCGGTCTTGAGTGCGTTGAACATGATGTTCCTTTCAATTAAGGTATGTGAGCGGGTCATTATAAACCCGGTAATTCTTGCGAGGTTACAAATGCGACTTGAGGTCAACCTTGTTGGAATCGAGATCGGTCTTGAGCCAACCTTTTTCACGGGCGTCGATATTCGTGTAGCCATTGCGAATATGGATGATGTTTGTAGGTTCGTGAGGAGCCGTTAGCCGCCTTCGAAGTTCGGCTATCGCTTCTTCGGATTGTGCCTGCTTTTTGGTCAAGGGTCGTACGTACCGATCGTCGAAATCGGGGTGCTCCTGCATGAAGGTGATGAGCGTCAGGGAGTGGAAAATAACCGCAGCCAGATGGGGTTCACCTGTTTCCGGATCGAGATCCACACCCTTCCAGAACTCATTCGAGTGACGCTGGAGAGCAGCGTAGGACTTGGACCACTCATATCCCCTACGCCAGTTGTGCTCGGAGTACTTCTTGGCACCTTCGCCATACAACCTAGCCACTGAAGCCAGAGCTTCAACAGGAATGAGGTCGTATCGTTCAGGTTTAGTTCCTTTTTCCCCGCCCGTAGACGAGACAGTGCGTACTTCAGTCATGAATATATCTGAGACCTTACAGGTTAGCGGTTGAACCGGTAGTAGTTCCGGATTGGGTCAGTGTAAAACGCGATCGCAAAGCAAGGAGTGTTGTCCTCCTGGTTCTGCATGGTGGTAATGCGAAGTTCGAGCTTCTTGTCATTCGTCCATCCGACTTCCTCGCCAAGAGGGATATTCGGAAGGCCACAACGAGAGTAGAAGTCATTCAGTGAAGCGTAACCATCTTCCAGAATCTGGTAGTTGGTATCGATCTCTGCCTGTTGGAGAGTGGGAAAGTCTGCTGGGAAATATCGATCAGACATCGGGTCGTAAGTCATTATGTGACCCTTACCCGTGTAGATGACATCCCGTTCGGACATCGGATTCTCTCGTGCGATCTTGGCGGATACTTCGTCGTGAATATCCTGCTCTTTCTGCTCGCCGACAGTTTCCCGAACCCGCTCCTGATATTCGCGGTATCGCTTTTCAGCGATGGTGTAGGCACTGATAAAAGCTGCCTGACGACGAGAGTTGATTGACTGAGCCATGATGATGGCACCGATAGTCAATGAACCAGCCACAGCTGCCGGAATAAAGTAATGGTATGTCAGCTTGACTTTCTCCACATTTGTAAGTGGTTCGGTCCGCTCAGATTCAGCATGCTGAATATCCATCCACGCTCTCGGCGAGGCCTTAGCCGCAAGTACGGCCGTAGTGACCAAGCCGGCAACTGCCATGCCCGTAAGGATCATTGGCGAATTATCGACAACGAACTTACGAGCTCCCCTTGCAATGCTCGTAACGTGTGACACTATTTGCTCCTTTCAAGAGCGCACAAAAAAAAGATGAGACTAGTAGGAATTGCTTCCTAGCGCAGAGCCATTTAAGGTACATGCTTCTCATTATAGCACCTGTAATTCTTGCGAGGCCGTTCTTACGGGTCCCACAAAACTGGGCAAAAAATAAGAAGGCCTGTAGGGAGCAACGAACTTCTACAGGACCGGTCGGGATTTCAACCGACAACATTCGTGTCGCAGTGCTTCCTTCTCATTATAAGACTGGTAATTCTTGCGAGCTACCAGCGAAAGGCAAGGTGCGGATTCGAACCGCGTAAGCCCCTCAATGTGCTGGTCCTTACCTTTCATTATAATGTGTGAAATTCCTGCGAGGCCAAAAAGGAAAGTCCTTGTGGGACTCTCCTTCTTACAACTTGTGCATTGGTTTGTAGGCTTTTGCCTGTGTCTTAATGACGGCCATCTGGCTAAGCGTCTTGAACGTGATGATGGATCCGCTAACGGCGACGATCGCAACGCCAACGTGTTTGATGATATCTTTTGTAATAGCGGCGGTATCTTCATTCACGAGGAAGTTGTGATGGTTTTCGGTAGTGGTCGAATCTTCAGCGTCTTTGACAAACTTAACTTGTACGGATCGGTTCTTAAACACGGGAGGATCTCCTTCTTTCCAAAGGGTGGGTATCATTATAACCCCTGTAAATTATGCGAAAAAAAGAAGAACCTTTGTAGGGTCCTTCTCTTCGATCGGTGTGATCTGATTGTGGTTACTTGCGAGCTTTCTGTTCGGCTTTCTCAATATGACGGGCGAAGGCCTTGGCGGCTATTATGACTCCGACGGAAACGCCAACCTTGATTGATAGTGCGGTTAGGATTTCACGTCGGAACTTCTTAATAAGTTCGTTCTGAGCTTCGGGGGTCATTTTGAGATCATCTTCAGTGGTGTGCTGTGACATTGTAATTTCCTTTCAGGGGGATAACTTCTCATTATAAGGTGTGTAATTCTTGCGAAAAAGAAGAGCCCTTGTTAGGGGCTCCGCTTTAGAGTTTGGTGATGTCCTTAATCCATTCGGTGGGGGTGTCACTGGGGACGAGGAGGTAGCTCCAGTCGTGAAGAAGGAATACGGCCTTACCTTCCTCATGGGCTTTGGCGATGAAGTCGTTGGCCAGGGCTGCATATTCATTGTGGGCTTCTATCGCTTTCCGAGCGCCATATTCGGCGTTCTTCTTTGCGTAGACTACCAGTCCGATTGCAGTCGCGGTTACAACTCCAGCAAAAACTTCTGCGGGGTGGTCGGCGACGAATTCCTTGATCTTGGACTTGAGCGTCTTCTTGTCGTTCATGATATTTCCTTTCAAGGGGGTGGGGGTGTCATTATAAGCCGTGTAAAACTTGCGAATTGTTTGATCGAAAAACCCCGCCGCGGAAAAATTGAGAACCCCTGTAGAAACGTAAACCCCATGCAGAGGATATCTACATGGGGCTTACGCGACTACTATTGGTGGATCGGTTGTTTAGACTTTGGGCTTAGGAATGATGCTGAAGGCCTTCGAGGTGAAGGCGCCAACATGCTCAGCATTGGCCACCAGCACGATACCTGCGATTGACGCGACGGCGCCGATGAGAGCATCAGGACTCACTCGCTTACGGGGTTCCTTTGCAGGAGCCTTCAGCTTGTGAAGTCGTTCGATCTCATCGAGGACGGCGCGGTGTTCTTCAGTACCGGGCGTGGTGACGGCCAGCTTGAGGATGGCGGCGTCAATGGCCTTGGTGAGGCCTTCGTGTTCATTACTGTTTACAAATTTAAACAATGTTTTCTCCTTTCAAGAGGGTGTCATTATAACCGATGAATTTCTCGCGAGCCGCTATTCAGCGGACTCGTCGAAGCCTTTGATTGTAAGTACAGGCTTCGTGAGAAAATTGCGCTGAGCATCTTCGGTCAACTGAATCTGGGCAATAGGAGTCCCATCCTCAGCAATACCGGAAAGCGCAATTTCTCCATCGTATGACTTTGGTGCGTCCGTACCGCTCTCGGGAGAATATCCCTTACGCGCCAAGGACAGTACCACGCCGAGGAATACTGCGGCGCCAGCAATGGATCCCGTCACCTCGATGACGTTATTCCAGTGGAAATAGCTGCCGAGCAATGCGTAAAACACGCCTGCTGCGGGGAAGACCTTTTCCAGAATTGCCCGGAAGAAGTCGTACTGAGCATCGCTCAGCTGGACCAATCCAGAGTTTTTAGCGACATGTTCAGCCATGTATTACTCCGTATCTTTTGGGTTTAGGACAGGTATGCCGCCTAGACGGACGACCTGTTGTTCAAGCAGGGCTACGTGATATTCCGCTTTGATCCGAAGTTTACGTTCAACTTCGGCTTCGGCTTCAGCCTCATCTTTTTTGGCTTCAGCAACTTCGGTACGTCGAACGAGGCTTGTGGTTTTAACACGCTCACGTGATGCAGCGCCGTTGTACAATTTCTTGACAGCGTTAGCGATCATTGTGAGAAAAGCAACTCCACCTGCTGTCCCCAGAAAGGTGAAAAGCTGCTTCGTTGTTTCATCCATCACTACCCCTTTCTAGGCGCTAACAGATAATCTTTGATGTCTAGCCAGCGCAGAACGAAGACGAGAACGATGATGATGGGGAACAATGACACTGCGCCGCTTGCGCCAAATGCAATGAGCGTACCTACGTACAAAATGATTCCTGTACCAAGTCCAACCATGCCTGCGCGTTCCAGAACCCAAATTCCGGGTAGTACTGAAATGATGCAGACAATCGCACCAGCAATAATCAGGATTCCGTAGAAGTAGATCAACAGCTGGCCTCCGACAAATTCGGAGATTCGAGTGTTTGGTTTGAATGTTTGAATTCCACCGATGATCCCAAGCAAGATATAGATCACAAAGTAGATCAGTCGCTTGACTCGGGGCTCCGCAATCTTCATGTACACAGCGAATGCTGTCTTGTAGATTGCGACAATGAACGGTAAGTTCAAGTATTTGCTCATATGGATTTTCTCCAAATTCCGTTGATTTTGGAGTATGGTTGAGCGAGCTTCCAGGCTCCATTATGTTTTACGTAAGGTATTGCATCTCGCCAAACGCCATTGTGTTTAACTCTGGCTCCAGCAAGAGTGCGACCTGAAGATCTAGCTGACCAAGGACCCCAACCTTGTGAATTCCTAGCGCGAGACGAAAAGAAATATGTCGCACCAGGATTTAGACCGGTAAGAATGAGCGTTCCATTACTTCCGGTATATAGCGTGGTATAGCCTTCTTGTTCCCAAGCGACTTGCCATTCTTGTACAGGTGCTCCACCGTCACCATTTCCTTGGAATCGATAACGGAGAGAGGTCATCTCTGCCTGATCAACACCTAATGATGTGGGCGCTTGAGGAACAGTAGCTGTCTGAATACGCGGTAGCGAACGCCAACCTGTGCTTGTTGAGGCAGACCCCAATCCGGAAAGTACAAGAGAGCCTGAAACAGCGTACTCAGCATTTCCATCAGCACGGTGTGGGACATCGAAATATCCCTCAGCGATGAGGAATGAACCGCTCATAGAACCATTCTGGAAGTTGAACTCCATATTGTTGTTGGTCCACAAACGTCCTGGATTGCCGTCAACCAAACCGGAACTACCAGTATTACCCCACGCACTGTGCCCAGTGGTATTGGACTTATGTACGATAATGCGCCAATATATGGTCGAGATCATTCCTTGTTGACCAACGAATGCGCCATCTACGTCAATTTGGTAATTCCCATTACCACTGAAAGTAGCTAGAGGCATTAAATCACCTTAAAGTGAATATCGCCGTTTTCGCCACCGGACGGATTGTTTGTACCACTTGTGATTCCCGTAGCAGTGCGATATGCGCCCTTGCTTTTGGGAATAAGACGTGCGAACTGCGCAATGAAGTCTCGTGTCTTGTTGATCTCACGAGCACCGTACTTACGTTTGCCTTCTTCGCCAGAACCCGGAACGAGCGGGAGTCCGGCTGCAATTGCATCATCACCAATATTAGCCATCGGCCATCCTCCTTAAATATGTCATTCGTCCCAGACCTCTTGTCCTCCACCATCCCAGGTTTCATTACCCCAGGAATCCCAAGTACCGTTTGTGATGAATCGGTTCATGGTTAGAGTCGGATAGGATCGATCGCCTTGAGCGTCTGATACAAATATTTGTTCTGTGACACGCATCTGGTTTGTGGCGCCACTACTGTTTCGCATTTCAACAAGATCACCAAGACCGTAATCTCGTCCGTACTTGTATTTGCTGTACTGATTGATCTCACCGTCAATAGCCGACAACGGCCTATAACCAGCGAGAGCTTCCTGACCTTTTTGAAGCAAGAGAGCTTGAATAACAACCGGATCTGTTGCATCGATGTCTGTTGCGTTTACATGCAGAACACGACGTTCAAATCCTGTTGTATCCGCACCCGCATCAGAGGCATAGACGATTCTTGAAGCCGTCTTGCTGAACACGTAGGCTACATTCTTGCTTCCGGATATAGAGGCCATCTCGGAAACGTTCTGAAGATTATCCAGTTCAGGACTGAACAGAACTGGTGCTCGTTGTGACTGGTGAGTCGTTCGATCATCACCTGAGTAAACCTCAAAGTAGATTTTGGATTTGTCACCGTCACGAACTAGGCGGAAGCCCAGATCGTACATGTCACAAATATCCTTGACTGTTTGGTAAACCGTTCCCAAGGGGATCTCAAATTCATAAGATTGAGATACTTCGCCGAGGGAACCTTCTGGATTCAATGTTCCAGGTTGAATGAAGGGTATTACGTCTCCTGGATGCAAGATCCCTTGTCGACAAATAAGATCGAAAAGCTGACGAACGACGTTTCCCGGAGTACCTTGAATGATCCATTTACCATTCTCAGTCATTGGGGAAACGCCGTCCGTAGCGATTCGATCTTCCAGTAGGCTCTCTAATGAGACCCCAGAGGCTGTCAGAAGTGTACGACCCTCGGAATCAGTCTTGGTATCAGCAGTCTCAATCGTCATGATCCTGTCGGATTCATTCAGAGCAAGTTGCGTTCCAGGGACCAACAAGCGTCGATATTTATCAATCGAGGGAACGACGATTTCGACGTCCCCCTTTGCAGCAAATCGATCTGTCCAAATGCAAGACTCGAACAAGTCGATAACTGATTTACGACGAAGAAAATCGTCGAGGATGTACACCTCCATCAAAGGCCTCCGACTTTACTGGTATAAGTGATCGTATACGGAATTGCTGCTCCTTCCGCATACACACGAATGTAGTTGGGGCCAGGAAACAGATTTAGCCAACTCGAATCTGGAGACATAGCGTAAAGCAAAGAGCTATCTGCACCAGCACGAGTTAGCGTAACGTGTTTGTCGCCAGAGACCGTACTGATTGTAAGCACGTCTCCAGCGACAAGCGGCTCAGAGAAAATGAGTCGGTTAAGCGTTTCATCGGAGGACCGATGATATATAACGAACTGCGAGATCGGACGATCTACAGTCATGCGGAAGTCAAATCCGGTCTCGACAGTTCCGTCATATTCGACGAGGTGTTCGTCCGTACCTGAGGTTGTGTAGTTCGCAGATCCGTAAATATGCGGAACATAGAAGTCGGGCTGGTGACACACCACAGAGATGCTTGCCTCCGGCTCCCTCACAAACTGAGGACATTTGAACGTTTCGACAATGCCGTAAATATCGACATCCGGTCCGTCTTCTCGATAGAAGGTGAATCGAATGCGAGCTTTGGGCATGAAGAACCGCATGAGCTGGGCCCTAAGTGAGCTGACAGAACCTGCCGCACCCATCTTAAGACCCAGCTTCATGAGGATATTTCGAGATTCCCGACGACTGGCTTGGTGTTGTTCACCATCAATGCCGGCAAAGCTCGATGAAACGATGTTCGCCTTTACTGGATCAAGACCTTCGATTGGCTTGACCAAATATCCGTTACTGTAATCCCACAAAGGGAGTACCAACGTTTCGCCATTTGCGTTCTGGACTTCCACCTTATACAGCATTAGCTGTCAGCACTCCCTTCGAGGATTTGATTTCAGACAATTGGTTTCTTGTACCACGATAGATCTCTTCCCTAGAAAGAGGCTTCGGAGAATTCAGGTTCTGAATATACGTGATGTTTGGACCACGAGGATCATCACCTGGATAGTACTCATCATTCTCCGCATCGATTCGTGCTTGTTCGCGCTGAGATGCAACTACTGCCGCAGCAGTTTGGTACGTTCCCATAATATCGAGAGCCGGAAGTGTCAGCATCCCTGCGATACGATCCGATTCCTTACGAACACCACTCAAATCCAACACAGGAGTGATCGTTGGATGCATGGTCATGCCACCATCCAAATCCTTACCTGCATTAGCGATAGATGCCTTCATAGCCTCAAGGGCAGAAGACCCTACCTCACCAGCAGACCTCTGAGACATGTATCCCAAGTCCCTGATACCTAGTGCGAAACCCTGACCCAAATATGCGCCGAGCTTACGAGATTCCTTTGACGGAGAGTGTGAGTCAATAGCCTCTTTAATAGCACCAATTGCTTTCGCACCCAGATCCCAAGCTTGTTGAGCGATATTTGCGGCCTTGGAAGCCATACCACCAGTCATACCGTCAGCAATAGCTATTGCCAGTTTTCCACCAGCTTCGCGAAGCTCACCACTACGAGTGTTAATCGTATTAGTCACAGCATTGATTGCCTTGATGATCAAATCAGCACCAGCATCAGTGATTTTACCGATGTTGTTACCGATTCCTTCAAGGAATTTCACAACGAGATTAGCGCCAGCTTCAATGATACGACCGATGTTATTGGCAATACCATTCAAGAAGTTGACGATAAGGTCTACGGCAACGGTTACTACTCGACCGATGTTGTTAGAAATACCCTGCAAGAATCCAATCAAGATATTGAAACCCGATTGGATAATGTCTGGCAACTTACCTTCGATGGTTTGCAGAATCATGAGGAGCATATCCACAATGAATTTAGCAATCTCCGGAAGAACCTTACGCAATCCCTCAAGGAATCCAAGCAACATTTTTACAGCTGCTTCGACGAATGTAGGAACATTCTCTCCAATGACCTTGGTGAAAGCGACAATGCCGAGACCGATCTGAGTAACTCCATACGGAATAAGACCCAGAAGTGCGGTTACGCCTGCCACCAATACACCAAGACCAACAGCTCCTGCTACAGAAAGTGCTGTAAGTGCCGTAGACATGAGGAGCATTCCAGCGCCTGTCAGAAGCGCGCCTGCACCGACTACGAGAAGTGCTGCACCAAATGCCAAGAACAATGGACTTAGGAGACCCAACACTGCACCTGCTACGCCAAGCGTAAGAAGCGACAGAGCCAAAGCACCAATACCAGTCCAAATCTGTTCCCAGGACATATTGCCCATAGTCTGTAGAACTGGAACGAATATACGCAATGCGGCAGCCATTACAAGAAGTGCTGCTGCACCGGGAAGAGCCGCTGACATAAGATACATCGCGCCAGCCATGATAAGAAGGCTACCCGCAAGAGCGACTAGTCCCCTTACAACTTCTTCCCAAGACATTCCACCCAGCTTTTTCAGGACGTCAGCCAGTTGGTCCAAAGCGATAGCAATGACGATCATTGATGCTGCCATAATGATCATCCCCGCAGGGTTCACTAGGTTGCTGAATAGCGCAATGCCGCCCATGATGATACCCATCGCAATGAGTCCCTGCATCATCTTCTGCCAATCAAGATCGCCAAGAGCCTTGAGAGCTATGGCGAATACCTTCATTGCGGCAGCGATAATAACCAGAGATACACCCATGGTGATCATCTGAGCAGGATTGACCAGACGGCTAAATGCTGCCAAGCCTCCCAACACCATACCCATGGCAACTAGACCTTGCATCATCTTCTGCCAGTCCATCGCGGCGAAATCGGCAACAGCACTAGCAAGGATCTTAATAGCTATGCCCAGGAGGATAAGTCCCGCGGCGCTACCCATAGCACCTTTATTTGCTTTTGCCAGCTGTGTGAACAGAACAAGTCCGCCCAACACTGCTCCGACGCCGATAAGACCCTGCATCATCTTCTGCCAGTCCATACCAGCGAAGTCACCTACGGCACTAGCAAGGATTTTGATTGCTGTGGCGAGAAGGATCATCGAGATACCCGTACGGACCAATACACCAGTCTGTGTAGACATGATACGCGCTGCTACAGCCATTCCCAGAAGGAGTGTTATAACAGCACCTACACCCTTGATAAGTTCCTTAATATCCAACTTGCCGAGTTCGGCCACCGCATCTGCGAGGATGTTGATAGCAATGGCGAGCAGAATCATGGAAGTACCAAGACCGATCAAAGTACCGATACTGGTAACCGGGTTGATGCGATCGAATAGGATCATAGCTCCGATGAGCTGACCCATCATGGCAGTCATTGCTCCAAGAGCTCCGACTATACGTCCAGGTTCGATCTTAGCGATCTCCGACAATGCATATGCCATCAGAGCCAGTGCTGCAGCGATTGCTACGAGCGTACCGGCCTTGAGGGTTGTCTGCATGTTGGACAGCGTGTCAGTAACGCCACCCAGAGTCTCCTTGATTTTATCGAGGAAACCAGGACCGTCGTCATCGTCATCGCCATCACCAAAGAACGCGTCCTTGATCTGCTGGATAAGTCCACCACCGGTGAACTTCTTGATCATCAAAGCGATGCTGGCAAGGAGTCCTGTGCCGAGCATACCCATGATGACGTTCCAGTTGATATTTGCGAACCCATTACTGATTTCAGGTGCAAGTTTACTGAAGAACTCACCCAATTCACGACCGAGTTGTTTACCGATGTCCATGACCTTCTTGAACATCTCAACTACGCCGCTCCAGACCTTATGGACTGCGTCACCTGTAGGCTTCAACTTTTCAATGGAAGACTTCAGGTTATTCATACCGGTAGTAAACCCACCAGTATCGAAGTTGGGTTTGAACATTTTCAGTTTGTCCCACAACTTTACAAGCTGCTCGACCAACCAGTTAATGGCTTGACCAGGCGCCTTGAGAATGGGTGTGAGGCCTACGAAAAATGCGTGAACCTTGTCGCTGTTCTTGTAAGTTTCAGCCAGCTTGGTGATGAAATCGCCAAATCGAGCAATGATCTCAAGAAGACCTGCGCTTGCCGGACCGAGACCCGAGAACAAACGCTGGAACACGCCCCAGAGAAGCATTACAGTTGTCCAACCGATATCCATGATCGAGAAGAGACCCTTGAATATCCGGCTCAACTTCTCAAGTGTAGATGCGCTAGGCTGAAGCCCCTTGAGGAATGCCGTGAGCTTTCCGGTGAGAGACGTCAGAGTGTCCACCGTTATCGGAGGAAATACCGAACGCCAGGCATCCCCAGCAACCTTCATGATCGACACTAGGGCGTCGAAAGCAGCAGATATTCCCGAAATAAGTTCGGTTCGACCACCAGCTTCCATCCAGCCCCGGAGGAGATCATTTCGGGCTTTGCTAGCTTTACCGATCATTCCACCAATAGTGTCATTGACCTTGGTGAACAAATCCGTAGCTTGAGTGAAGTCACCGATAAGCAACTCAAAGGTTTCCGACCAGCCTGAACCAACGGATTCTTTGAGTGTACCTACAAGCTGACTAAACGTTCGAACCTTGGTTGCAGCTTCCTCAGCCATTGTTGCTTCTGCTCGGAATGCCTTTACAGACTCTTCGCTAAGACCCAATGCCGCAATAGCTGCATCATCCATATCTCCAGACATGATCTTGAGATAGTTCGACATGACATCGGGCGCCAACCATCCCTTTTCCAGGGACTTGTTGAAGCTCTTAGAGGCTTCGGTTGCGTTGGTGCCCGTGTTAACGAAAGTCCCCATCGCATCTGCGATCTTGATGAGACCTTCTTGCATATTCTTGTTACCCATACCCGCATTAGATAGCGAGTTCCAGGTCTCCAGCGTGATCTTACCATCGCCAAGAGACTGTGAGAGCTGATATGCCGCTCCAGCTGCTGCTGCCGCAGTTGTTCCTGTGGTGGCTGCTGCGTTAGAGAAACCCTTAATCATGGTTGTCGCGTCTTCGACCTTGATACCCGAAGCTGTGAACAAACCGATATTACGGGTCATGTCACCGAAATTGTAGATCGTCTTATCGGAATACTCGTTGAGCTTTCCGAATTCAGCGGTAACAGTTTCGAGACTTGTTCCATGGCGAGCCGTGTTGGCAAGAATTGTTTGAATAGAACCCATCTTGAGTTCGTATTCGTTGAAACCATCCATGATCGGTTGAATCGTGAATGACTTGGCAAATGCCATACCAGCATTTACTGCTTTGTTCGTGATGTTCGTAAGTGCTGTGATGCCGATGACGCTCAAGGCACTAAACTTCTGTCCAAGGTCGGCTACACCCTTGGCAATACCTTCAAGAGAGAAACGTTTTCCAGCGGCATCCAAACCTTCGAGGCTCTTTGTTGCGCCATCGAGGTTCAGACCCTGCTTGAGTTTGTCCAAAGCACCGCGAGTGTCGGCAACGCCCTTTGCAAATTGGCCGTTGTCGAACTTCATTTGGACGACGCGCTCGTCAATGCTGCTCATGCAGAGGTCACCACCTTCCAAGCTTTATCTGCAATTTTGTCGAATACTGGTTTGATTGCTGGGTTTATGTAATCCCGACCCTGCACGTATCCGCCAGTACCGGTACCATGTCCGTATTGCAGGATAACGGCAATTGGTACACCGTTGACGATATGAGAGTTCGTCCACTCGATAGTGGCACGGCCGGAGCTTTTAGAGACCTTAAAGTCCCAAGCTCCGGCCGTTTCACCGGATTCAACAGGTGTCGCGGCTGCCAGAGCAGCTACCCCTTCCCGTCCGAATGCGTCGAGTGCTGAGAACATATCGCCTCGGGACATTGCAGATAGGAATTTTTCAGTTTTAGAGAATGAACCCCTCGAACTGAAGGAGATCTTTGGCATTAGCGACTCCTATTTTGAATTGTTACTCGGAGGTTGCTCCAGGACGTTCTTCGGGAGGAAGTTCATCCTGAGGCGTATCAGTGCAGCGTGCACACTGACCGGTAGGAATGAAGGGATCGATGTCTACACAATCGCCTTCGTGGTTCTTACGTGCCATACTTACTCCTAAGTGTTAGGAATGGACCCGGATGCTGTACCCGGAAGGACGGTTGGCCATGCTTGAACGGTAGACCACGAGATTTCGAAGCGTGCTTCTCCCGCATCAGTATCTCCGGTGAGACCTTCAAGTACCAATTCATAGGCTTTTCGGTAGAGAGTACCCCAGTTAGGTGTTGGGGAGTGTCTTACCGGGAAGAAAGTCCAAGCTACTGCTTGAGGCTTAAAGCCATCGGGAATCGATATGAGGAATGTACCGTTGATAGAACCTCCGACAGGGCGTTTGATTGCCCCATTAAGGTATACCTGATTACCCAATCGTCGAATCTGAAGCGTACCCAAGTAATTGTTGTCCATGGGTATGCTACGAACTCCAGTATCGCCGTAAACCAACTGTTCACGTTGATTGATTTCGTCCCATTGGTACATGGTTCGTCCGGCAGTTTGATCAGTACGGGATTGTCCAAAGAAGCGCCATGCACTCCAGGTACCAGAGAATCTACGACGAACGTACATTCCCTTTGTGTTGGTCGTGTATTGTTGAACAACTACGGATCCCGCATTACTTGTAGTAATCCACATACTTCCGGCTTCATGCATTGGGTAATTCTGAAGCGCCGAATCATTAGCTAGCGTAGGAATAGCTACTGAATATACTCCTGGAGCAGTCAAGTCATTCAGATTAGTTCCACTAGACCCTGTAACCGATATCGGAACAAATGGGCCCGGATCGCCTTTAGGCCCTTGCGGGAAATAGAACTCGAAATCGAGATCATCGATTCCTTTTGTGATCCAGACTTGAGCCTTAGTTGGATCATCAGGTGTTTGCGCCATCTAAGGCCTCCTTAAGTTGGAATAGAACCAGATGCCGTGCCTGGCAATGTAGTCGGCCATACATCAGTAGTGGACCACTTTACTTCAGCATAAGCAGCCATACCATATTTTATGTTGCTGCCGGCAGCCTTGATGTTTCCCGTACTCTCAACAAGAATTGTCGAAAGCTGGCTGGATTCGGTATAGCAAGGCTCGTACTGAAACACACCAGAACGGAATCCGGCAGGAAGAGTTACTATCGTGTTTGCCGTTTGTGCAGTACCATTAACCTGATATAGACGCAAGAAAACCATTGCGCCTACACGTCGGACCAGGATTGCTACGGCGGTCCATCCATTAAGAACCTCGGCTGTGAGAGTTCGCCAACCAGTATCGGAATAAATCAACTGCTCATTCATAGTGTTATCGTTCCACTGATAGATAGCTCTACCGGCAGTAACATCTACTCGTGTTGAGTTGAATGAGCGCCAAGGACTCCACGTAGCATTAAATGAGCGAACCCATTGTACACGAGATCCGAAAGCACTGTTAATCGGCCAGAAAATCTGAGTTATGATTTGCGGACCAGTTGCGATAACAAGAAGGTGACCTGCAACACCATTATTGGGGAAATTCAATGCCGTCGTAGCATTGAGATTGTCCATGTTGCGATAAGTTCCAGGCGTGACAATCGTGTTAAGATCGGGGCTACCAGTCAATTGACCGGCGGCTACCAACCCTCCAGGATCGCCCTTGGGTCCAGTAAGTCCTGTTGGTCCTACAGTTCCAGGAGCGGCAGGACCGGTAACCGTTTCAACAGATCCGACCGCAAGTGAAGGTCCAATCGGGCCAATGGGACCACGAGGACCGGTGTTGCCCCGAGGAATATAGAAGTCGATGGTCTGATCAGGAGGTGTTCCTGAGATCCAGGCTTGTGCCTGATTCGGATCATCTGGTTGATTAACCATGTTTTAGTCCTTAAAAATAGAGAGATGTCATGGACCAGTAGTAACAGTACCTACGGTGAGTCTGCTTACAACTCGTCCAGCATTGATGGTCGTACCATCACGCTTTGTGAGAATGAGATCACCATTGTTGTTAATGGTCCCCGAATGGATTTGATTGAGCTCAATGAGCTCGGCATCATCTCTAACTGCTTCAACACCGTTTCGAGCTTGTTGAGCGGCAGTCATGGCGAGTTCTGCAGCGACTTCGGATTCGTAGGCAGCAGAGGCTGCTTCGACAGCATGTGCTTCCGAATTAGCAGCAGCGTTCTTATTACCCAAAGCCGCAGCAGCAGACTGAGCAGCATTGAAGGCACTCTGACCAGCGGAATCAGCTCGTTCGTCGGCCAAAGTAGCAGACACAGCAGCACTGTCTACTGCTTCAACGGCAGCATCCTCAGAAGCTTGTGCGGCTTCTTTAGCAAGACGGGCTTGTTCAGCAAGATGATCAGTGTAGACGTACCAAATATGATCTGGTACCGAACTAGGCTTGAGTGACGAGACGTTGACCGGTGCGAGATCTGTGAAATCGACCGGTCCTTCCTCAGGTACTACTACGTATGAAGTTTTGGTACGAAGACCTGTAAGCCTCTCGTCCACACGCCACACCCAGTCAGTACCAGTGGCAGCAACGTCTACTTCAAAAGCTCCAGCTTTCAGTTCGACGGCAAATCCCGCAGGCTGTACTACCTCATCGGGAGACCCGGAGATAATGCGTCGCTCTGTGGGAGTCCAAATGAAAAAACCCTCAAGTGGACGGCGTGTACCATCCGGATTAGGGCGCGTTTGTAGCGTGCGGACGAGAGTCATGATTTTTCCTTAATCACTTACAAGTGGTGGACCAATATAACGGACGATGAATTGTCCGCGAGGTAAAATACCACTGACGTGCAGATCGAGAGTTCCAGAATCGAGATATAGACCTACTTTTTGCCCTACTGCGGCAACTGTGTCATCTAACTCGGAATGAACTCTGGTATACAACGAAGCGTGCAGAGGGAAGCTATTTCCGTCTACAGCTCGGACAATCGTAGTACCGTTATTTTCTACCAAACGTAGACTGTAAAAAGCGGTACCCGAACCAGTCTGTTGCACAGTCCAAGCCTTGATGTCATATCGACCAGCTTGCCTGAATTCGACTACACGACCATCGGTGGATACGAACCAGTTAGTTCCACCACGCCTACGAACAGGAGTTCCCCAACCCTTGACCCAACTGTTAGTTGTCTGAGCCGAAAACGCTGAAGGTTCCAAAAGCACCATCGGACCAGGACCCGTTGGATACCAACCGGAAGAATGAGGCTGTTGTAGTCCTGTTACCAGCAACCCTGCTTTGCCCTCAGTCGCATAATATGACTCTTCCCAACCAAGGTCGGTATTGAACCAGATGATTTGACGGTTAGCGAGAGCTACACGTGTGGGATCAGTAACAGGTGTGCCAAATAGGAGATTTCGGTCAGCTGTAGTTCCTCGGCCAACATACGTTTCTGCTTGCTCAACCGCTGCAGAAATATTACCGATAGAAATGACGTATTGCGCTACGCTGTATGGTTGGAGGTTGTTGTGCGCTGCTCCAGTACCGGTAGAAGCAGTTTGCTGATCGTACGCAATTGTTGCAGCATCAGCTGCGGCAAAAGCATTACTCGTACCAGAGAAGTCTTTGTTGTCGACTCCCTGATATCCCTTGACTGTGTGATTGTGTGAAGGCATTTCCGCAACAGTCAGAGCATGTGTTTTAGAACCACCCTTTTTACCAAGGGCATCGAATTCGGTCTGTGTAGAGTCATAACCTACGGCTACTCGTCCACGAAAATCGGGGACGTTGAACGTAGTTGTACCATTACCAGAACCATAAGTGATACCGATAGCTGCGAAAAGATCAGCGAACGTAGTGCGAGAAATTGCAGCGCCATCACAGAGCATCCATCCCGGAGGAGGTACTGTACCACCAAATATGCTGATGACACCAGCTACTTGAGGGCGTTCCGGTCCTACATCACCTTTAAGACCAATAACCGAACCCGCATCCAGCTGAGCACCTTCACGAGTAGCGAGAATAAGGTTACCTATTTCGTTAACGTTACCGCCGACAACCGTAGTTTTTTCGATTATCTGCAATCGTTCAGCGGTAAAGCCTGATACTGAAGCCAATAGACTCCTCCTTTCTTAATGTTCTGCAACTAGTGGTGGACCTACGTAGCGAATTAGCATTTGACCGCCAACGCCTTGTGGACTACCGACCGAATGTAGAGTCATTCCGCCAGTAGGAGCCATCGTGCCCTGCTGAAGTCGGTAAGACACTTGACTGTTTGGAAGAACGATGAGGTCATAAAATTCATGGTGTGGTCTAACGCGAAATACAGAGTTCTTGAGGAACCCTCCGCCACCAACTTCGTTCAAGATGGTGCTACCGTTACTAGCAAGAACGCGAAGCAGGAATTCCGGAGCGCCAGTACCTTCAAGCATTTCTGTCCATGCTCGAATATCGTAACGACCGTGCTTAAGGATCTGAACCATTGAATTATTGGTTGTGAACCAGGAAGCTCCGCCCTTGCGCTGTTTGACTGCAAGTCCACCAATAGAGGTATTCCAATCCACCCATGTTGCGCCAGTGGATTCGAGAATGATGAACGGACCTTCGCCTAATGGATACCATCCGGGAGTTGCTCCTGCGACTAGTCCGGGAGCGGTTAGACCCGAAGTGCCCGTGACAGCGTAATAGCTTTCATCCCATCCGGTTTCAGTGTTAAACCAAACACGTTTCTGATTAGCCAAAAGTACACGAGCTGCATCGGTTGCCGGAACACCAAAAGCAGCATCCCGTTGAGCAGTAGTACCTCGCTGCTTAGTGGTGTTGTATCGAGGTCGTTTGGATCCACCACCGCTAACACCCGGAATACCAAGAGCGATGATGTAGGGCATAGTAATGTACGGCTGGATGTTGTTGTGCGCACCAGTAGTTCCAGCCGAGGTGGTGTACAGATCATAGGAAATCACTGACGCATCGGATGCACTGAACTTATTGGTACCACTACCCGAGAAATTCTCATCATCCTTACCAGCGTGACCGCCAACACCGTGAGTGTGTGACGGCAATTCAGCAACGCTAAGAGTGTGAGTTTTAGATCCGCCAAGTCGACCAAGAACTTCAAACTCGGTTTGTGCGACATCGACCCCAACAGGTACTCGACCTTTTAGGTTAGGAAGATTGAAGGTTGTTGATCCATCTCCAGCGCCATACATGGTCCCCAAGATATTATAGAGATCTGGGAAGTTGGTTCTGGAGACGGCTGCTCCATCACAGAACATCCAGCCATCAGGAGGAGTGGCACCAGCATATAGCATGATCTGCGCCGCGGGAACTGGTCGGCTAGTACCTGTAGGACCTTTTGGTGCTTGGACTTTTCCGCCATTGAACGTTGTACCATCGCGATACTCCAGAATAAGGTCGCCCGAACCGTTAACACTACCGTCCACGACAGTCTTTTGTTCGATTGCAAGCGTTCGAGTGGGATTGTATGTGATTATGGTAGCCATACGGACTCCTTTCTAAAGTGAGCTTAGCTGAATAGTATTTGAGTCAAGAACCACGGCCGACGGCCAATCGATTTGGAACATGTCGTCGGTAAGCATGGATATGATCGAATCAGGACCTTCAGCTGTCCAGGATCCGTCGCCATTATCCGTGATCTTTAGCAACGCATTATCAACGAATAGATCCAGGAGTTCCTGCGGAGTTGGGAGTCTTGGCTCAGTAGTCTCAGTTCCATACAGAACCGCTTCTACGGCAGCCATTGCCCACGGATATACTTCTCGCGAATCGAGAGTTAAGTGGGCTCCGTACTTTATACCGAACGACGGATCTTCGAACTTTACAGGTCGAGTAGTAATCTTCCAATTAAAGGTAGATGCGTCGGTACTATCACCCATTGTTGAATATGATCGAGTGGTAGGTGAGGCCATGCAGTTGTAAAGAATGTGGATCTTGTAACCGTGATCCAACTCGTTAATGTCATTACCGATAAGTGTTCGATAAGTCAGACCGAATTGTTTGCGATCCTGTTGGCTTATATACAGACCTTGTGCTATCTCTTGTGAACCATCACAAGCAGCGAAAGCATTAGGGTATGTATAAGCTTCGATACTACCTTTGAATTCCTCAGCGGCAGATGCCGAAACATAAGGAAGACCATCTTGATAGTAGGTTTCCGGTTCTCCGCCAGAAGGAGACTGCTCGACTTCGACCAGACCATTCCAAGCGTGTCCTACACCATCAAGATATAGAACTCCACGGTCAGTACCAGCTTCATAGAAGCGTTCACCAACTACGTCCCAAGTTAGTGTAGTCATTGTTGTCTCCTTTCTAGCCTGTAGTTCCGAACTTTGCCAAACGCTTCTCGTTCAGTTCACGGTTTCGTTGTGCGATTTCTCGCGGTGTCATCTTGTTACCCTTTTGGTTCGGAGCATTCTTCTCGTTACGAACCTTGATCAGGGTGATGAGTTTGTTGAGGTGCCAATTTTCACGATCGAATGGAATCTTCAGATCGAGCATCCAGTTGTAGATGATCTCTGCTGTGACAGTTTCCTTACGAGTCGGAGTACGCCGGTTCCCGACTTCATTGAACCAGGTAGCGGTTCTCTTGGCACCGATGTATTCGTTCACGGCCTCAACATTTGCATTGGTGAGACGATCGTAAACCTCCGGAGCAATATCCGGAGTTAAAGTCATGTGGCGGAAGTAAGCAAGTGTCTCTTCCGATGTTTTGGGGGTTTCCGAGAGGAAAGGTTTCTCGAACTCTTCTTCCCATTTTGAAAGAGAGACCAGGGAATGCTCAAGCTCCAGTTCCACTTCGTCTGAGTACACGAACTCTTGGTTCTTGTTGTCCCAGTTTTCGATGCCTGGAATGATGATTTTAAGCATTCCCTGATCTCCTTTCTTTGTTCGACTAGAACGTGATGAGCCAGTCGTTGTCAGCCGGGTCCGGGAACTTGTAAGTCGGGGCCGGCTGTGCAACAACCATCGTGCTCTTGGTGATGGTGACAGTTGCACCCGGAGCACGCTTGACGCCGTCGATGTAGTAGTCGACACCAGTGATGGTCGGGATCGTGATGACCTTGGTGGTGCCGTTGTACGACGGTGCGGTCGGAAGTGCGGTGACCGTAAGGGTGGTACCCAGGATCGATGCAACTTCAGCCGGCAAGGGCAGACGCGGTTCGGTGCCAGCGGTGCCGTACAGGATGTTCTCCAGATCGGCAAGCTTTGTGGCGTTGACCTGCGTGGAATCGACAACAAGAGTTGCCGTCGGACGCTTACCGGGAACCTCGACGGGCTCCGTGGTGAGCTCCCAGCTCATCGCCATTGCTTCGGGCGACTCGTTGATCGTGGTGTAGTTACGCTCGGAGGGAGCGGCCTTTGCACCGTAAACGAGGTGGAGCTTGTAGCCCAGATCCAGTTCGGCAATGTCGTTACCGATCTTGGTCTTGTAGGACAAGCCGAAGGGAACGCGACGCTGCTGACCAATGGTGACGCCGTCGGTCAGTTCTGCATAGCCATCGCACTCGGCAAATGCCTTCGGGTATGTGAATGCCTCAAGCGAACCGGAGAACTCTTCGGCCGACGTGATGTTCGCGTACACCTTGTTGTTGGCGTACTGCTTATTGGCTTCGGCGCCCGAGGGCGATTCGTTGACGGCGGACAAGCCATTCCAGGCATAGCCCTTGTCGTAGACGCCCTGAGCATTCTGCTTGTACAGAACACCCTTTTCGACGCCTGCTTCGAAGATCTTCTCTCCGACTTTATCCCAGATAAGTGCTACCATGGGTATTCCTTTCAGAAATAGAGGTTATAGACATCGTGGTTCAAGTTGTCAACGACAAAGAACCGGGCGAAGCTACAATAGGGAAGTTTGGAAACCGCATCGGGAATCTCACTATCAGGATTCCGGTCAATGACTTCCACTTGGTACCGCTTTTTACTTCGATACACCGAGTTATTCGCATGGTCGGTTGATTCCGCGTCTCGTTTGTAGACGATGCACGGATACGTCATACCTTTAGACGGCGGCTGCTGAAAGTAAACGTTCGGCACAAGAGCTAAAAGCTTCTCATGCAGTTGGAGGCGTCGGTCCATTGTAAACACCTCCAAGTCGCAAGATAAGACGGGGACTCTGGACCTCAATGTCTGAGATAATCCAGTTAGTCCCCATCCAATTTACGTAACGCATGTTGAAGAACCCGCCAAGAGCGTCATCATCGGCGACAATACTAATCGAATTGCCTACAGTGATGTCGTTGTTGACTTGATCTCCACCTTCCAACCTACGAGTGTTGCGGATGACGTCACCGAAGTACTTTCGTTCAACGATGACGTCATCCCACACTCCTGGCGCCGTCTCTACGTTAGCTGGGGCGTACCCAATCACTCCGTAGAAACGTGCCATTTTGAATTACTCTGCGGAAGGAACGAAGGTCCAGCTCTTGTTCACGTTGTTCGGGAACGAGTAGCCGGTGGCCGGAGTTGCGTCGATCTCCGTGGTCGTGGTGATCACGTCGGCGCCGGAGACCGGAAGGCCGTCAACGCGGTAGACAACACCAGCGGTGTTCGGGTAGGTCACCGTGTTGGTCTCGGAGTCGAAGGACGGGCTCAGAGGAGTAACCACGATGCCGACCTCGCGCTTGATGACGATGGCCGACTTGGCCTTGGTCAGAGCGCCGGAGATGCGGGTTTCCATCAGGTACTTGTACTGGTTGTAGTCGATGTCGAAGTCTTCGAACATGCCGAGAGCTGCGCCCTTGTCTGCACCAATGGTGTAGTCAGCAAGGTTGACGATGATCGCAACAACTTCGGGGTGCTGTTCCAGAACCTCAACGTCAACGATTTTGGAGACCTGGAGGGTCGCCGCAATATCAGCGCGGGTGTTGTAGAGCTTGCGGCCCTGACGATCGCGTTCCAGCAGCATGTCGCTGACGAATGCGCGAGTGGTGAACATGACCGGGGATCCGGAGCCCTTGTAGGCATCCATGGAGCGGACGATCTGGTCCATCTTCTGCTGCACCGAGGAGTTGGTGACCAGGGTGACCTTGTGGGCGTACATGTCGTCATCGGTGGCGATGGGACGGAGACGCTCTTCGTCAACCTTGTCTTCGGACTCAACTTCGCGGCCGTCACCAACGAGAACGCATCGTGCAACTTCCTCGTCGAGCATGAGACGCATTTCAGCCTTCAGGAAGGCCACCACATCGAGATCCGTGATGTCGAGGATGTCATCGCGGTCCAGCTTCTGCTTCTTGTAGATGGTGGTGGGTTCGGTCTTGCGCTTCAGGAGCTTGAAGACCTCTTCCTTCTTCAGGTTGCCCTTGACGTAACCACGAGCACGTGCCTCGTCGGCCGTGATGTCGGCGTGGATGGTCTTGATGCGGGAAATGGGGGAGTGCTTCGTGCCGGTGAGGACCTCGGAGACCCACTCCATGCGACGAGAAATGAACTCCGGGGTGTTGGAGATCGCCTTGGCGTCGGGGAAGAGGTATTCGATGTCATCGATGCCGTAGGTGCCGGCGTGCTCCAGGAAAACTTCCTTGAAGGACTCGGCGCCGTTGCCCTTCTGAGCAGCAGCGAAGATGTTGGAGATCTGGTCGTGCGAGAGAGTCTTACCCTCGGACTTGTCAGTGGTTTCGAAGATTCGGGGCATGGTGGCGAGGCCTTCCTGGATTGCGTGAGCGAGAACGTCGGGATCGATTTCAGCGTGCTTTGCGGAGCCGCCGTCGGCTTTGGCGTCTTCGACGGCCTTACCGATGAGGAAGTACAGGACGTTTTCCTGCTCTTCAGAGAACGAGTCGAGGACTTCCTTGACCGTCTTGCCATTGGCGTGTGCGAGATCGGGCATGTTGCCCCCTTCTGTGTGGTTGAGTGATGCGTGTTCGAGGGCGTCACCGATAAGTGACTGGAAGATTTCTTCCTGATCCTTGTCGAATGAGTGGAAGATCTCCTGAACACGTTCGGGATCAAGATCACTTTCGGTACCGGTAAGAGCCGAGTGAAGCAGTGAATGCACTACTTCCTTCTGGTCATCTTCCAGTTCCTCAAGGAAGTCCTGAACCTCTTCGTGAGAGATTTCGTCATCATCCTCAGACTCGTCCGAATGAACGATGCTGATACCCTGATCGAAGTACATGATGGCTTCGCCTTCGATTGCTTGTACATCATCGCCATGTCGAATGTAGACATTTTCGATGAGTGCACCAGGGTTGGCTCCCGCAAGTACCAGGCTAACTTCCTTGATGTCGCCGTGGCGGACCATCTTGTTGGTTTCCTGAAGCTTGTTGGCGTAGATTGACAGGGACTCAACGTCGCCATGTCGAACAGCTTCCTTGGCTTCGAGAGCCTTGGCACTGTTGTTGAAGTAAGCGTGTGCGTACACACCCTCTTCTCGGTGGGACAAAATTGCATGTCCAAGAATGAGAGTCGGATCATCGTGACGGTGCTGCCATACGAGCGGCACCTTCATCTTGTCCTGGTGCTTGAAAGCGCCGTCCATGATAGTCCTACCATCGGAGCACTTAAGCCCATTCTTTGTGGCCCAGCCACTGAAATCTGGTTCTGCCATTTTGAAGTTTCACTTCCTTTCTTAAGTTGCTGCCGGTGGTTTAGGTTCTGGCGGAGTTTCCGGACCGTTTGGCGGTTCTTCGTTAGGCATGTTCGGGTTGTTCAGCTTGTCAGCAGATTCATCATCTGCCGGCTTCATACCAAGAATTCCACGAATCTCATTAGGAGTCATGATCTTGTTACGAATGAACTTGTCACCGAGCTCCGCAATGGCGCTGACTGGCATCAAGCTGAAAGCATCCACATTGAACACAATTTGGTGACCGTACGACTTGGACCGAGCCGTCTTGGAGACAAACTTTCGTGTCATCTCCTGAGTGACTGCCTTGAGAATCGGTTTGATGGTTCGGTTGTTGTAGTTCAGCATCTCTGCTTCGCTAGCCGTTCCATCAAAGACTCCTGCGGTGAGACCAAGCTGGCTGTAGAGTGAGCTTTCGAGCTTCTCAATCTGTGCCAACATGTTGTTCTCAGCGGGTCGGTTCAGCTGAGTGATTCGTTCAGTACCGTCGGTGTAGGCGATACCATACTTACCATTCTTGAGCTGATCCTCAATGTCTGCCCGACGGTTGTTAGCCTGCTGTCGTCGAGCTTCCGACTTAATTACGTACGGAAGCTGGATGATGAGGTCAAGCTTTCCAGAACCAGCGGCTTCATCGATCGAGTCAAGAAGACTCAGCTTCCGAATCAAACGCTGAAGTGTTCCATTAGGCTGATTCATCACCGAGTACAGCGGATTCTCAACAATGGCTACACTCTTCTTAAGCATCACAACTTCTTGACGCTTACCAGTCTCCTGGTCGTAGACGGAGATCTTTACACGGTCCGGATACCACTCAACAATTTTACCGATCTGAAGTTCTTTAACATCGAATGCCATAGATACTTCAGGGTTGATGTCGGTTTCAACAGGCACAATCGCAATTACGCCTTCTTCGAACAAAGTCATAGCCATGTCCTGTTTGAAAGCAATTGCAGACTGATCCATGTTGGCGTCCAACGTCAAGCACTCATTCAAGAAACTGGCGACAGTCTCTTTGTATCGGCCATTTTGATCAACCTTGACATGTGTGATGTCAACTTGAGAAACGTCGATGCTGAGTCGAGTGTAGATCGACGAGATGATCGAGCGATCATTGGAAACCCTTGTTCGCTGTCGTTGTGGCGGTGTCGAACCGTAGGAGACGCTGCCCCTTTGAAAGCTACTGCCAGGACCAAACGGTTCATCGGGCTTTGTGAAGACGTTCCATGCGTGGATAAGTGTGTCTTTTAGTCCCATTAGTCACCTCCTCTCTTTGTTCAGATGGGATTCGGACATTAGCCTTTGAAGTTCTTGATTTGATCGAAGATGTCTCCAGAGGTCTTCTTGAACTCGGGCGAATTGATTAGTGTCTTTCCCTTATCGAGAAGCATTTTGTCAATGCCCTTCTTGTGTGCGTACAACGCGCCACCAACGAGAATGGCGGCAGTGGCATTGGCATACTGTGAGTTTCCATTCAGGATGTGACGAACACCCTTTCCAGTTTTCACAGTGGCGTTAACTCGGTCCGTTCGCTTACGCTGTTTAACGGCCTTGTTAGTAACTTTGTCCATGTTCTGATTGCCGAAGTGGCGATCATATGCCTCTGCATAAGCGGGGTCGTTCTTCTTACGAGCTTCGACCGTAGTCTTAATAAGCTTGCGTCGAGTACCCGCGCCTTCGCCATAATACATTTTAGCCAGAGCTGCTTCTTTAGCATCTTTGGCTGCGGCTCGTTCGGTACTTCGAGGAGTTGTGGACGGGCGAGCGGATCGCTTACCCCACTTCATACCTTTCACACCGTAGTGCATCAGGAAATCATCGACATCGTCCACAATTACCTCGAAGCTACACCGACAGCAACTGCCGATAGAACCATTGCCCCAGCGGCGCCAATCAATTGTATGTTGGCTTCCTTGGTAGTGGCAAGATTTGCTTTATTCCAGGTATTTATGAAGTCATCTTCATGATCCCTAAGAATATGTTTAGCAGCGACTTTACCCATAGTGGTTTTGTCGATCTTGTACTGCTTCGTTGCCTCGGCAAGCTTCTGAGCTTTACCGTCAAGTTCACCACGAGCGGTCGTGATATCGTCATCCCACTTTTTACGCTCTTTGGCTCGCAAGGCTTTGCGATTAGCGCGGTCAAGAGCGCGAAGCTCTTTCTTGGATTTGGGCTGGCCTTCAGAAGAAGATGAGGAAGAGCTCGATGAGCGCTTACCCCACTTCATACCCTTAACACCGTAGTGCTCAAGGTAGTTGTCTACCTCAGTTGTCATGTCTTACTCTTTCTTCTTTTTAGCAGCATCGATTTTGGCAGCTTTAGCAGTAGCCGCGGAAGCAATCTTCTTGATGATAACTTCGTTAGCTTTGTCATCCACTGCACCCTTGGCTTTAGCCAGGATCCCATTTCGTGGTTTAGGCGTTCCTATGAAATCATCATATGACGTGTTCTGAAGCTTCTTTACCGCAGCATCTTTAGCTACGTTAAAGCCCTTCTCTTTTGCCTTATCCACTAGACCACGTTTTGGTGCTGGTGGGACTGGTTGCTGCATAGCTGCTGCACTGAAGATCAAGTTAGCTTTACCAGCCAACATCGTTTTGTTGGTGGTTAGTGTCTGAACCGGAAGTTCCGCAACCGTCTTTGCTGGAAAGTTGGGGACCTTGATTGGTTTGTCACTAAGCATGTTGTAAGCGATTGCAGCACCAATGGCTACTGTCGCACCAACACCAACTGCGATTGCGACCTTCTTCTCACGAGACATTGGAGTTCTAGGTTCGCCAGATTCATCACTTGCGCGACGTTTACCCCACTTCATTCCTTTCACACCGTAGTGCATAAGGAAATCGTCTACCTCATTCATCGGATTCCCATCTGTTTGTCGGTATTGTATTCTCGGAGCTTCATCACTTTGCGCTGAGCTTCGTTAATTTCTGCTGCCGAGAGCTGACGAACATTGGTGATCTTAACTGTCCCCTTAGGGTTCAGTAGAATGGTCGGTTTCTTGCTCCAAATTCCGGCATCGTTATCATCGATCATCGCTTCGTAGCCCTTGGCTCTAACGGTGTTGAAGTAAACGTTGTTGAACTTGACGTCCTTGTTGCCAGCATATTTGTTGAACTTTTGGTAGTACTTCAATCCAACTTGCTTAGCGTTCAGTTCGTCAATCTCACCCTTGTACCCATTGTCGGCAAGCCACTGCTTTCCATCCTTCGTCTGAAGCGTCTCGATGAATGTGTCGACACGCTCCTTTGCAGATGGCATAGCCAGCTTTCTCTTGGTCTCTAACGAAACCTGATAGGCGCTGTGATATTGCTTCTTGCCGGCTTTGAAACCATTGGTGAATGCCGGAATAGTAGCGGTGTACATGTCGTGATCGGATTTCAATTGCGAAACATACATGTATCCACTAACGGCATTGGAGTCTACGCCGCGAACAACTCGACTTAGATCATGACCCTTGCGGAGGTACTCTTTACCGGTAGATAGTGAGTCGTACCAGGATTCATCAAATTTCTGACGCTCCTGAATACCACGTCCCTTGGCCATATAACGAACCATGTTAACGTTCGCCATTTGGCGCTTGGCAATGTTATTAGCTGTGTCCGTTGTTGCGACTTCCTGGTACTCGCGGTAGTGATCTTTACGAACACCCCACTTCATACCCTTCACACCATAGTGCGATAGGAAGTTGTCAACTTCTATCATTCGAATGCCTCCTTGCTGGCCTTGTATGCGACGTATGCGTCCATCATGGCCGCGACATTATCAATCTTCTGATCCTGCCGCTTCTTAAGAAGCTTTCGGTTACCATTGGTATCTTCGATGGTGATCGCATTACCCATGGCAAAGGACATCAGAGCCTGGTCGAACAACAGCATCTCATCTTCGGACAACTTCTTAAGTTCGCCGAGAGGTACTGATTCGGTCCTAGCACCCTGGATTACTTTGACAATTCCGTAAGGACCATTCTCAGCTTCCCAGCGTGCTACAAACTCGGTGGCGTTATACGGGTCATACCCGAAGGAACGAACGTCGTACGCATTCTCTTGAATGTGATCATCGAGATCCTCGTAGACTTCCATCATGTCCAGAACGGTACCGTTGAGAACGTGGAGAGTCTTCTCATCACGGAACTCTTGATACTTCATACGCATAGCGCCTGGAAGTTTCATGAGTGTGTTCTCGGTAATGTAGCTTCGGGTCTTTACTCCGAATTCTCCATTAGGTTTTGGAAAGATGAAAGTGAAGGCACAGAAGTCATCACCCTGTGAGAGGTCGGCTCCCATAGAACAAGGTAGCCCCTTGAATGTGCGAAAACGCTTAGGGATTGTCTCTTCATAGGTGAAGAAGTACGTATAGCCTTCCATGGGAATTCCGAAGCGCTTAGCCAAGATATCGTTCCGCGCTGCTGGTGCTTTCTCAGCTCGCTCAACATCTTGCTGGTAAGTATCAAAGGTGACGGTTTTACCGATGTTAGGCTGGGCCTTTTCCCACATGGCAGGATCATTGACTTCCTCCAATGAATCGAGACGGTAATGCCAAATCGAAACGTGAGGGTTAATGTAGTCACCCTTGAGGATGTCCTGGAGCTCCATTTTGATTGTATCGCCGGAGCCATTGCGAACTGTACCCTCGGAACTGATCGCAACAATGAGATAGTCATCCAACTTGGACGCACCCTGCTCAATTGCACCAACTACGTCTTCACGAATGTCTCCGGAGAGCCACTCATCAACAGTGGAAACAAAGGGTCGCAACCCCTGAAGCTTGTTGATCGACATTGGGCGAATCTCAAGGATAGAACCGGTGAGGAAGTTCTCGATCCCCTTCTTAGTAGAGGCGAGCTTCACCCGGTTGGCCTTAGAGCCAGACGTGTTCTGTAGTGAGCCCTCAGTTAGGAACTGAAAGAGCGGTCCACGAGAACGCGTAATGGCGGTCCTGAATGGAGACATGACCTCTTCGGCCTGCTTCATGGTAGGCGCGGTAGTGATCTGATGCGAAGTCTTAGTGTTGACATTCAAGAAGTAACTCTGAATGCATTCAGCGTACATTGACTTCGCTGCTCCTCGGGCAACGATCAAGTATTGCTTTGTGATTAGTCGTTTCTTGATTCGCTTCTTCACATACTTCGTTCCTTGAGGCGTAACCTCGGGAACTGTACGGTTTACGAATTCATACCAACCAAAGATCTGTTCTCCCCAAAGCTTAAAGGAGTCCAGCAAAATTAGATCGGTACCATCGGTAAGAGTCAGCTCGTTTTCACAGTACTGAATCCAACCGTTGATAGCGAGATCATCGTAGTAGTAACGAGGATCGGCGATGAGGTCATCAATACGGTTCATCTCAAGTGAGACTTCTTTATTGACGGGAATCTCACCTCGAATTACCGCGTCACGAAACTTGCCGTAGTAATACGGTGTTGCGGTGTTAGATAGGCCCATCGCCGATCCTCCTTTCTTACTTAGATAGCATGGATTCTATAACCATCTTGCCAACGGTCATGCCATGTTCCTTGACCAGCTGTTTACCTAGATGCAGAACCATGTCGCCGGCCTTCTGTTTACCAGACACGACCCGAAGATCGGTGCTTGGAGGCGGCGGTTCTTTAGCCGGATAGAATACGTCGTACGCAGTCTTAGCTGTTCCAGCAACAGTCATGATTGTAGGCAGAGTTTCAGTCATGAATTTCTGCCCGGCACTGATTGGTTCCGGATTCAGTTTGGCGTACTGCTGTTCCAGGTTTTGTCGAGTGACTAGTGTCTGAAGCTCCTTCGTTGAAAGAGCGTCAATTCCTCCAGCAGCCACTCGGGATTTGTACCCACCAACAGATACGGCATCAGCGCTAGCCTTTGTAGGTCCAGCATCCGTATCCTTACCATTGACAGACACGCTAGCCTTTTCCACATCGGCTGAGGCTTTGCGTTTACCCCACTTCATTCCTTTGATCCCATAATGCGAGAGGAAATCGTGGGTATTGTTGTTTGCCATGTGTTGTTCACCTCCTCTGCCTGAACTTTAAGGCGCCATTCAATCTCTTGCGCCATCTTGTTTAGCGATTCGAGATGGAATGAGGTGGTGGGCGGATCGAACATCAACCGAACTCGCATGAACATGTAACTCTTAACAGAATTTATCATGTCGAGACCAGTGAACTCATCCCATACAGCCTCTTTATCAGTGATCATGAAGCCCTCTTCAGGGCCAACACCTAGAGACTGCAGGGTAGAGAAGACTGTGTTGATGTGAGTGATGATGTCGAGGTCGAATGCAGTGTAGTCACTTTCGAATCCCAACAACTTCTTTGTAGTATCGAGGATGCTGTCCGTGTTACTCACCAAGGACTCCCGGACGTTGTCCCGAAGACGAACTGAGTGATCATCATCAGCGCCATAACCCACGCAATGAACACGTAAACTATGTAGCCGACGATTCCGCACACCATCGAGAAGGCGAGGGCTCGGAGGAAGAGTCCCATCGCCTTCTCAGATGTGAAGGTCATGCGTAACGGCGGTTGATCTCAGCCTGAACGGCTGCGTAGTTGGCTCCGAGGCGACGAACTCGCTCATCACCGTTGCCGTACTCACCGCGGAGAACTGCATCTGCGAGCGCATTGATGTTTGCCACCGGGGAAGCATTGCCGCCGAGACGACGGTTGACTTCCTGCTGGACTGCATCGTAGTTTGCTCCGAGACGGTTGATGCGATCCTGACCAGAACCGTACTCGCCACGCATAACAGCGTCAGCAAGCTGTGCAATGTTGAGACCCTGAGGTGCTACCCCACCGCCGCCGAGACGACGATTGATCTCATTTTGAACTTCGTCGAAACGGTTCCCGAGGGAAGCGCGACGCTGTTCTCCATTGCCATGAGCTCCAGCCAGAACTTCATCAGCAAGCTGCGAAACGGTCTTCTCAGCAGGTGCTACGACCACAACGCCATAGCGACGATTGATCTCAGCCTGGACGGCGTCGTATTGGATCCCGAGAGAGATCTTACGATCATCCCCCGAACCGTGATGTCCGGCAAGAACTTCATCGGCAAGCTGCCAGACAGTCTTCCCAGCAACCGGAGGGGTTGAAGGAGTAGGTGTCGGAACAGTTGCGCCACTGAGATTCTTGTTGGCCAACGAACGAGTGTTGTCCATGCGAGCCCAAAGGAATCCACCGGGGCAGGCCGTCGAGTACCACTGACGGTGACCCTGGTAATTCGTCGGAGTAACCGCACCGAAGCCATAACGGCGAGCGATGTCGGCAGTCAGAAGAACGATGGAGTTGTAAGCCGCGTCAGACACAGCCCACGAGTTGGGATCATCGTCGTTACCATTGATCTGGAACGAGCTGTTCTGAACTTCGTAGGTAATCGACGGAGCGTCGGCTTCGAACGAGCCCGAAGTCCATGCCCGGTACTCTTCAGGTACGAGACCCCAGATGGATCCGTCATTGTAGATGACGTAATGAGAGGAAGCCTGTTCCGTTGCACTACGAAGTCGTTCATCCGAAGAGCCAGCGAAGTGGTGCTGGATGATTCGGCTGACAGGAACACCCTGTCGGGAGGAGAACTTGTTGTTGTGAGGAATTGTCCCCGAGATAAGCGATGAAAAGGTCATTCGATCTCCTTGAGTTAGTTTCCGATAAAGGGCTAGGTTGTAACTACAACGTTATCATTGTGATTACCAATAACCTCAACGTTTGCGCAGTTGATGCTCTGACGGGAGCCAGATTTGACTGGTGTCCCGTTCGCCAATAATTACCCATCGCAGTAACATCACGAAACTTAGTTAGTTCCATAACATATGTCGGTTGGTAGTCTGTGGTGATGACATTACCGGTTACGGTGAGACCTTCAGCATAGAAACCAGCATTACCGGTAGCTCCATAAAAGCCGAAAGTCGGTTTGTTTCCCGCTTGATTGTTTTGTCGCACAATGTTTGACGAAACAGATATGGATGCTCTCTCAGGAGAGGTGAGCCAACCAGGAGCGACGTATTTGATAGCTTCTTCTCTTGATCCTTCGAGAATGTTACCTTGGATAAGGCATTCCCGAACACCACCATTGATAAGAATGTTGTGCAGTGGTGATCGATTACCATTTAAGTGGTTTTCGATGATTCTAAAGGGACCACCGGAGTTGATCTGAATGTCCGCACCATAGGACTCGATGTTGTTTCGAGAAATCCATGAATCGATGAAGCGGTACTCCAGTTGTAGAGCAACTCCAACTTCTTCACCCGTATCGGAGATGTTGTTGTATTCAATGTGGTTCAAGAACCCGAGATCGTCTGTTAGATCTCCATTGTTGAGAAGCATTCCGTAGCCGGACCAGCCTAGAACTTCGTTCCAAGAGAAGCGAGACTTTGAAAAGTGCGCTTTAACTGCAGCACTTCCTCGCATGTCAGCATCCAGAGCTAGGCCAGTAATTTCTGAGTTGTCCCACATACCACCGATAACTGGATGATTACCTCCAGCACGAATGTGCGCACCAGCGATCCAAGGTTTTCCTTGGGGATCGAGTGCACCATCGCCAAAATTCCATCGAAGACGTCGAGGCACAGCTGCAGCAAGCGATACATGCCGAATGTAACTGTTCATGTTACCGATAGGAGAGAAAACGGTGTATGCCCCAGGAGGGACTAGCACTGTTCCTCCACCGGAGTCATTAGCAAGCTGAATAGCGGCATTAAACGCCGGAGCACAGTCGGTAATACCATCAGGAACGGCACCGAAGTCCAACACATTGTAAAGTGCTTTCTTTCGAATGTCGAGCATAACCATCTGGTTCTCAAACTCTGGAGATTTAACCAGAGCTTCTCGAACATCAGACGGAAACTGATACTCATCGTCTATGCGGGGGTATATGAGAAAGTTAATTTGGTCTACCATAAAACCCCTATTCAGTTTTTATTGGTTGTAGTTATTTACCAGAGCTTTGTATCACCGGGACGACGCTCGATCAACGTTCTAGGAAGTCGATTAGCATCACCGTAGTGAATAGCATTGTGAGTCTCATGGGAGACGAGGATAAGGTACTCAGGATTGAGGATGTCGTCGTTACTGTGTACGATGTCGTCGGCTATCATGGGATTCATGTGGTGGACTATTGGGCGATCGAAGATCTCATAGCCCGGAATGCCTAGATCCGAACCTTCGTCTCTTGCAATGACGATATGACGGGTCTGTTGCCATTCTCGGGACCGGTAGAACTGTTGGTTCAAGTACCGTTGTTCATCGAATGTCGGTGCTCCGACTGTTCCGGTGAGTTTGAGGTATTCGAATCGATCCTGGAATGTGGTGAGCGACTTTAACTGTGAATAAGTTCTAATCATCGTCGGATTGCTCCTGTCCTGAGTAGACACTCATGGCCTTCATAGCCTTCGAGTAAAGTTCTTCAGTTCGAGCACCAGATTCCATGTTCTCGATCTTGGTATCGTTGAGTCTGACCTCGCCACGGATCTTGAGTTGCTCAACTCGTTCGCGACTAGAGCCCATCTTAAGAAAGTGCGAGATAACCTGTGACGACGCCGTTCCCTCAATGAACTGTTTCTCTGCTAAGTCGTAAGCCAGAGCGATCAGTTGGTTCTCTCGTGCTTCGGGCGATGTAGCCGGAGCGAGGCGGGGAATAGCTAGTCGATCTTCTGTCTCAATCTCTGAGTCATTGACCGGTCTAGCCTTTTTAGGGGCCGCCATGGTTCACCTCCTTAACGTGGCCAGTTCTAACTTGGACACAAATGTGGGCATAGGACAAAACTGTTAAGCCATGTTCCACGGAATCTCCTTGAGAACGTATCAGACACCCTAACGACCCGACAGGGACGCTCTTGAAAGGAGTGTGGTAGATAAGCCCCACATGTTGGGGGTATCTGATACGTTCTCACGGAGATCCCGTGGACAAGTTGGAGCACCCCGAAGTACTTGAGCAGGAGTTCCCAGGTACTTCGGGGTGGTTTTGGATGGGTGGTTTGCGCGACAAACCATTACAGAACCCGTGCAATTTCAGGTTCACCCATCGTGGGTTTTAAACCACAGGGAAGCGTGTCAGTTATGAGCCAGCAATTAGCGCTCTGAGACCTAAGCAATTATTGTGTCTGGTAATAGCTGACCCGCTACCTTGTGGTTTAGGGACTTTATGTTGGGATTGAGCAGGTTAGCACCAGTGACGTCTACCTTTGGTACTGAATGTTCGAGTCGTGCGCCCTAGCTCTACTCATTCAGCTGTGCTAACCCCCCTCAACCGCAACATTAAGGTGGAATTGTTGTGCCAAATATCCCCGCGGGGCATTTTTTGGG